GGGACCTTCCTTTGCGGTCGGATAATCAGAGTTGGGGTTATCCTGGTCGCCGTCCTGGTGGTTCTCTACCTCCTCGGATACATCGAGCCCGGCCAGGTGGCGAGCCTCCCAGCGACAGTTAGGGGGATGTGGTGAATGGTGGCCGCTCAGTGGTGGGTGGCCCTGGCTCTGGCCGGGGTGGTGGGGTATTCTGCTATGATCCTGGCCGTAGTCTTTCGTTGGGCGGGTATTCGCGAAGCGGTTAATGAAGTGATGACAGAGTAACACGAAAGGGGTAAAGGAGAGGAAGAAGATGGTTACAGAGTTGAAGAGGGATAAGGCGGCCTTTCTGGCCCTGCCTGCTGGAGATAAGGCTTTCGAGATGCAAGAGACGTTAGACGAGATAGAGCGATACGTCGAAAGGGTGATGACGAACTCGAAGGGCGACCAGATCCTTACCGAGTTGAAGGGTATCCACAAGACCCTTCATAGTATAGATTTGGGGTTGAATGTGGTGGCTCAGGTGATCACCGACAGGTTCCCCGTAGCTCCAGAGGCCCCGGTCCAACCCGATAAGCCGATGGTCGTTAATCAGTTCGTCCCTGGAGAGGTGAAGGTGGAGAGCTTGATCCATTGCTCAAGCTGTGGCGAGGACCTCCCAGAGTACGAATTTAGCCCGTCTTACGTGGCTAGGTTTAAGGAGGGCTCTCGAAAGTCTATCAGGTGTAGGGCCTGCGATAAGAAGGCGGCCAAACAGAGGAGGAAAGCGAAGTATTGGCCTTTGATGCTGAATGCCATCTATGGCCACCAGATCAGCAGGGGGACCCCTGAGGATCAGATCCGAGAGGACCAGCGGTTTACTGTCGGGTCTTTCGGGGCGGTGTTCAACGGATCAGATCGCCTTTATTCACTGAGCCCCTCCTACATCTTGAAGTTGCTCATCGAGCTAACCAGAGAGGGGTATTTAACCTCAATTAAGGGGAGGTCCGGGAATCAGTTCTATATTTGTTATGAAGATGTGGACCTGAAGAAGATCATAGGCGAGCTGATCGGCGATTAACCCCAGGTGATAAAGATAATGAATGTTCATCGGTGTTACTGGTGTAATAGGGTGGCTGAAGGTGGAGGTTATGGCGGGTACGATGCAGAGGGGAAGTTTAGGACCTTTTGCTCTGTGGACTGTCGGGAAACCTTCTTTAGGGCTCAGAAAGCCTATTACGCCCAACAGAAGGAGGAAGCCGTAGATGGTTGATGTTGAACTAGCCGACGAGATAGAAGAGGTCCTCGAAGAGTTAGGACCTATGACACCCGAAGAAGTCCTCGAAGAGATCACCGAGAGGGGGAGCGAAGTAACCAAAAAGATCTTTCCCCTTCTCAACGTGGAAGTAACCCTCGGCGTGATGGTTGACGCTGGCGTTCTCGAAGAGGAGAAGGGCGAGGGCATCGAAAAGTATTATAAGTTAGCAGAGTGAGGTGTTAAATCATGGCGGATGAAGTCAGCTTTAGAAAGCTAGACTGGATAGGTATAGCCGCTCTCATCCTCGCCTTTCTTTTTGGCGCTGCCTATGGCGTAGGTGTTTCAGCGGCTCAAGACTGCGATGACTCCAACCTTCACAACTGGACCCTGGTAATTTACGACTATGCCGGACCATGGGAGGGAGACTTTGCCTCCTCGCCTGGTGGGGAAGTGGATATCGCAAGTTCTCAGGTAGTGTTTATAAACAACTCCGAAACAGTGGAGGCTATCGTTTTCGTCACAGAGCCAGACCCAACCTATACCCCTCAGCTTATATCCATGATGCTGATAGACAACGAAGACGGGGCCGTTATCAACACGGCGCGGGGCCTGGATAGCGTCTATATGTTCTATGGAGGGGGTGTTTTCATTGGTGGGGATGCGTCCGTTAAGTGTTAACGATTCCAGGCCCTCAGGGGCCTCCTTTAACCTTTTTGAGGATTTAAATGAATATAACCGCGACGCCTGGGAAACTGCTAACCTGGCTTTTGGAGATACCTATCCAAACCAGTTTAACCCCTCTTTGGAGGAGGATCTCCAGAATGAAAGGGAGTTAGAAAGGCTGAGTTTCGAGGAGTGGAAGACCTACATGGCGAAGGGTTTACAGCGAGACGAGGATGATAAGCCGAAGATCGACCGAAGGCCGAAGAGGCCAGCTCCTCCAGACCAAAGGCAGGCGGTTTTAGGGGATGATTACGATGTTACCGGAAACTGAAAAAGAGAAGCGTGAGCAAAAGGAAGAGTTCGTAAGGACTGAGCTAACGAAGTCGGCGGCCCGATACCTTCACATGAAGGGGGTCTTTCCGTTGAAGGGCCTGAAGGATGTAGACCGGCCTTCTAGGGAAGGCTGTATATGCCCTAAGGAGTTGGCCCTCGCCGTCGCGGTGTCTATGGGGTGGCCCTGGGAGGATGAGCTAACCCGGATCTGTAAGGAGGCTGAAAAGAATTGGATTCTGATAAAAGATGTGTACGGGTGAGGATTACCTCCTCCCCTGGCATAACCCGGCGAACTTTCGAGAGATCCAAATATCAGCGGTATTGGTGGCTATATAAACCCCTGGAAGGCTACGTAAAGCTCCCCAAAATCCGGGGCCATTTGGGGCTTGATGTGATCGTAGACCTCGCCCCTGATCAGTACATTCTAGGGGTTGGCCCTGCTGATTACAGGGGGAAGAGGCGAACCATTAACATCTTCGAGGATCGGGCTGAGGTCGTCGCGTTCTTTGACACGACGGCCACCATAATAGACGTCCAGCCCGAAGAGCCCGCTAGTTTATAAGGGCTCGCCTTTTCTCTTTTAAATACCTCGTTTTACAGCTCCTTTTTGGCTCAATGTGGTTATAAGTTGTTATACGTAACTTATAACCGCTTATAGCTATCTTATAAGTAGTTATAAGGTTGGCTATAAGTAGACCATAACCTTTAAGTCTTAAAATGGTTGCTTTTTAAATATGGTCGTGTTGAAGCCTTCTCCTCCCCAAATAAAGACTCAAGAGGCTCCTAATCCTGTTTCAATCGGTTTTCATAGCTTAGGCTCGGACGACAGCACCGGGAATTTTTATCAGATCATGATTAATGATATGAAGAGGTTCCTGGTGGCTGATCCCGGCATAGTCAACAAATACGTCCTCTTCGAGTCGATGGGGAAGATAGACCCTGAGGTGAGGGACGCTATAACGATGGTCTCCTTCACCGTCATGAATAGCTACGAGGGGGTGGAGCTTACCGAAAAGTACACCCCAACGGATGAAAACTTTTTGCTGAATGTGCAGACGATCTTAGCCGAAGTCAGGATGAGCAATAAGCTATCTGACTGGATAAGGCTCTTGATCACTAACGGGGACGTCATTTATAGGATATGGCGAGAGAACCAGGCGGAACCCAACCAGATAACGAGACTGGAACTCCTCCCCGCCTACTCTGTAACCATCATGTCAAAGAAATATGAGAAGGCTCCAGAGAAGGAAAAGGTGATCAAGAGGAGAGACTCCTATCTCGTCTCTGAGCGCCAGCTCAATGCCTCCACCGAGACAGGCGGAAACATCCCTATTAACCCTTCGACAGCGGCGACCACAGGGGGAACCAGCGGCGAGGGAACTAGGTTTATCGGAAAGGGCAACGCAGAGGCCGAGATTAAGGCCGAGGATATCCTCCACCTGTCTTTTCAACCTGAGGGGAACTCATGCCTTGATGTGATGGGAAGGGAGACCTTCGGGGTTTGGGGATGCTCTCCCCTGGAGACCCTGATCTTCACCTTGAAGTTGAAGGTCGCGATCAGCCTCGATTACCTCAGGTGGTCTAAAAACGGTCTTCCCCGATGGGATTATACCCTCTCCCTCGGCGAGGCCCTCAACCTTCAGAACTATCCGGGCTCTTATGCTCAGAAGCTCAAGGCAGCCAGGGAGGCGGCCAGGGAGATCTTCCGGGAATTTGAGGACCAGCTCTACTATATCGATAACGATCAAAACAGCCCAACCTATAACAAGCGGCTACCTATCGAGGTAGATCATGCCTTCGTCCATGGCGAGAATGTGACCGGGGATATGAAGGGAGGTATCGCCGCTCAGCCTGGTTATCTTTCGGTTATCGAGAAGTGCGATAGGTCGATATGTTCGGCCCTCGGTGTCCCTCTTTCCCTTTTCGGCTACGAATCAGGCTCTACGTATGCAATAGGCTATATAACGGCCTCCTTTATGGCTTCCTTTGGTGGAGGGTTGCTTAAATCGGTTGAAACAAGTTTAGAGGACTTTTTAAGGTCAGAGTTCCAGCGAAGAGGCTTCAAATACGAAGAGATCGACTTTGATAACCTAAACATCAAGTTTAAGGTTGATAACTCCCAGGCTTTGACCGCTCAGCTTGCATTAGAAGCCCAAAAGCTAAACTATGCAGTCTCAGGGTATGGCGGCCAGATTATGACCTTAAACGAGGCTAGAGCGAAGCTAGACCTTCCCCCTGTGGAGGGCGGGGATGAGTTCCTGAAGACCCCCACGGCAAAGCTCGGAGACATGAGTTTTGAAGACTTTATGAGCGGGATGAATACCTCGAAGGTTCAAAGTCTTAGACCTCACTTTGGGGCTCACGACGCGGGCCTCCCAGAGCTTGAGCCAGACTTAGAGACGAATATCATAGTTGCTTATCAGAAGGCCGTGAACGGGTACATGGAGAAGCTGGGGAAGGCCCTAGATGAGCATACGGCCTTTTTCGACGAGGAGGAGGAGCATAACCATAACCATAGCCATAAGGAGCCTAACACTTGAAACAGGCTAAGCTTACTTCCTTTAGTTCTGATGATATAGACGAGCTGACGTCTAATTTCAGGATGGAGCTAGACCGCCGGGTTCTCACTGAGATGGTCCGGTCTTATGCGCGTGGCGACGCTAGGGCCAGGATGGAGACGGGGCGACCTGTGGAGCTGGGAGGGACTGACGCCGAAGCTCAGCTTAGGACCCTCGCCGAGTACTTGAGACCCATCCAGGACTACAACGCGAAGTTTGCCGAGAGCCTCGGCGACATCGTGAAGGGCTCTATTGCTATGGGTGACTCCCCTATCCAGATGAAGAGGGAGATCGCCCAAAGCACGGTTAAGTTGATGAGAGAACCCATCACGATTAAGCGGGAAGGTAAGAAGGCCGTTACCTACACCCCTGAGACCTATGCAAACATGCTCTCCTCTACGATACCCTACTCTCTTCGAAACCGGGCCTATGTGGAGCATTATAAACAGATGGGGGTTGCTGACGGGTGGAGCTCGGTAGTTGCTGAGGATGAGAAGGCTTGCGAGATCTGCATTGCCAAAGCCGCCGAGAGCTTGTTAAAGCCCTTTTCATGGAACGATCCTTTACCCGCTTATCATCCATGGTGTAGGTGTAGGCCGAAGCCTCACTTTCCGGATGACCTCCCCGAAGACGAGGAGCCGGGGAAGGATGTAACCGAGAAAGAGAAGGAAGCTATCATCGAGCCGGTAGCCCCGGAAAATATCAAGATCGTACCTGTGATCGATATTGACGAGGCTATCGAGATGGTCAAACAGGACTTCCCGGTAGAGGTCACTACGAAGGTATCCTCTGGAGCTGTGGCTCAGTTCTATGGTCCGAAGGAGAACCCTAAGATCATGATACGGCCTGACATAGCCAAAACCGGGAAGGCCGGAACGGGTACGTTGATCCATGAGTACATGCACGGTTTAGACTGGGGAAAGGATGAGAATCATTATACATCTAATAATATTTATCAACTCCAGCCTCTCTTTCCTCAACTCGATACTCAACAGCTCACCAATTTGAATCAAACTGAGCTAAAAGATTCCATGTCCTATATGCGCTTAGCCGTTAACTTCCATGATGACCGGGTATCTTTTCGAGGCCCTGGCGACGAGACCACGAAGGTACTAAGGGCTAACGGCGTCCCTGAGACCATCGACTATACAGACCTTCGAAACTCATATCTCGCCAGGGCTGAGGAGGCCATCCAAGCGGGGAGATGGGAAGGGGCCTATTTAGACTATTATAAAAATACACCTAAAGATTTTCTTGATAAAAAGACTCCATTAGACAAGTTCCTTTTCAACACCAGGGCCTTAGGAGAGAGTGAATGGGATAAGCTCAGCGACGAGGGGACCGAGAAGGCGAAAGAGCAAGCCACTCAGGTTTACATGGTTAATAAGCTCCTCCCCTCCACCACAGACGGCCAGGTCCTCACCCATAAAAAGATCTCGGCTTACAACACGGCAACCGGGGAGATGGAAGAGCTTGACGAGCTGGTAACTCCCTTCAACGTTAACAAGTACCTCCAGGGAGTTGAGGACCCCCTCAAGCGTCACGACATGGAGACCGGGATAGTGTTGAGGTATCTCATCGCTGGCGAGAAGGCGGGGAGCTTCACCAATAAGCCGGAGTGGTCCGAGAAGCCAACCGAGAGGTTGGCCGAGTTCGCCAGGTTCATTTATAGCGATCCGGCAAAGGCGAAGGAGGTAGCCCCGAACATGTATAAGGCTTTCATGGAGAACCTGGTAAATGGGGTCTACGGAACCGTTTTAAAGAAGCTTTTCGGAGTTAGGGTTTGATATGACCTCTATAGAAGGATTAGGCGGGTTTGACGTAATCTTTGAGCATAAGAACGGATCGTTTAGCGGCTTTCATCAAAATGACATAAAAGAAGCCAGGGAAAACAGAAAGTTTATGATGAAGCTTCACGGCGACGTTGTAACCTGGTGGATCATATCGATTGACGATAATAAGGTCTCAGAATCAGGCGGGAACCAAAAAGACCTCCATCCTCAAGCATTTGGCTATGATCCCATAGAAGGGGTTATAAGCTTAACGAAGGATAAGGGATAAATAGGGAAACGCTTTAAAATCTCCCTATAATAATCCTATGGACCTAAGGGGTGATATAAGACGACTGAAGGTAAATCTGGAACCTCTAAATGCCCTCTTAGATCAGAGATAAAGCTCCACTCTGTTATCGATGAAACAGAGGACACCATCACGGTTAACGCGGTGGCTACGAGAAGAGGGGTTTGGAAAGGGGTAAAAAGACCGGCTGAGCTTCTGGCTGAAAACACCCACTGGCTAATAGGTCGCCCTATCATCCTTAACCACCCTGTAAATGAGCAGGTCGTCGTAGACCCCAAAGAAGCCGTAGGTAAGATAACTGACGCCTGGTTTGAAGAAGAGAACGGCTCGGCGTGGGTTAGGTGCGTTCTGTGGAAGGCTAAGGTTCCCCCTGAGATCATCGACAGGATCAGGCAAAATGAGCCTGTTGAGGTGTCAGTTGGTTACTATTCTTATGATGTGGACGAAGAGGGAACCTATGAAGGTCTCGATTATCAGCAGGTGGAAACCACTCTTTACTTTGATCATTTAGCCATTGTTTCCTATGGAGCGTGCTCATGGGATGACGGTTGCGGGATGGGGCATAGGCCACCTGAGGCGGTAGCTCAGCCTGATAGTGTGGCGGTCCTCGCTGATGTTCTCTTAGGAGGTCATAAGGGCGAGGTTTTGACTCTCAAGCATGACGCCCCGGAACCTAAAAGATCCGGACACTCTGAGGGTTCAAATGGTCGAAAAGATGACCAAAAAGGAAAGGTTCTTAAACAAGAACCTAAAGAGAGGTCTGATCAGGATAAGAAGGATGATATTATGGCTGAAGAAGGAAAAGGCGATAAATCCAAGGGTAAGGTCAAAGTAACCAAGCCTGAGGAGTTGAAGACTCAAATCGAGGAGATAGGTAAGGCTGAGGACCCCAACGACGGCCTTCAGAAGGCTAAGGACCTCCTCGAAGGGCTATACACTGACGCCACGGCTCAGGTTGGGCTTTTCAAGGCCCCTGAGGGACAGACCCCAGAGCCTCCTAAGTTCTTTGCCCCTGAAGCTCCTATGCCTGACAAGCTCGAAGAGGGCGCTATCCCTGAAAGCTTCACATGGACGGAAAACGTAGACCCTGAGGTGGTGAAGGGCCATACGGCGGGGATACTCATAGCCTACATGAAGGATAACCTCAGGCTCAAGAAAGAGCTTCAGGCCACTACTGAGAAGTTCGCCACCCTGGAGGGACACGACAGGGCCGAACTGATCGGACAGATCAAGGCTCATGGTAAGTATACGGATGAAGAGCTGAAGGCTTTCGAGGGTCTCCCCCTGGATTCACTCAGGCCGGTAGCTCGAAACATAACGGCCATGGCCATCAAGGGACACCAGGGAGCCCCGGAAGAGGGATCAACACCCTTCAACCCTAACCCGGCTCACCCTGGCCAGCATGGAGAAACGGACGCCCAAAGGCTAGAGCGCCTTAACAGAGAGTTTGATGGTCGCCTCGGCGTCAAAGGAGGAAAGTAAACATGAGTCTCGAAGGCGAAATAGGCGGCGATATCGGATCTCTCGGCGAGCCGATCACGGCCTATCTTTACGAGGGCAACGTAACCCTCGGTACAGCAGTGGGGAGGACCGGGCGGGATACCTCCATCCTGACTTACTCGGCTGGCCTTAAGGTCGGTGACAGGGTGGAACTCTTCGACGATGCAGCCCTTACTTACAGGGCGTGCCGGGGTCTTCCTGTGGTGCGTAAGGTGGCGACCGCTGCGACCTCTATAACTGGCGAGATAGTCAGTATAGACCCTGCTAGGGGTATGCCTGCGAACGATACGCCAGTAACGGCCCTGGCTACTATGCTCTCTCAGGACCTCCTTAGGAGGGCTACGATAGAGTTTGAGGGCCTGAGGGCAACAAAGCTCATAGAGCAACTCATCCCCCAGAACTCCCCCGCCGATTCTCAGGCGGTCGGAGCACCCGCAACTCTGGCCTGGGATATCAACCTGGGAGCCTTCAAATATGTGGCCTCTGGTGGCGCTGGTCTCACTCCCCTCTTCCACATAGCGGGATCTACTGAGGGTGACGTAACGGCTCCTCAGATGGTCGCCTACGGGCTGATCCTCAGTAACAAGGTGAGCTAAAATGGTCGAAAAAGTTGTACTTCCAAATGAGCAATTCCTCCAGAAAGACTTTGTGGAGGCTCGTATCCTTCGCATCATGGAGCCTGAGTTAGAATGGCTGACTGGCTTCATGCCTCAGGTACAGAGCACCGCTAAGGCTGTCTGGACCACAAAGGAAGTCACCAGTGCGAAGAGTGACGCGAAGAGGCGGGCTCCCAGGCTTAGGACGGCTGGCTCCAAGTTCGTGAAGATGAGCATCTCTCAGCTCGAAGAAGTCAGTACGACCCTGGCAACCCTCGGCCTTCAGATGACCATAGACGAGGACGCGGTAAGATATGCAGAGGGCATAGACGAGATGCAGCGGGCCTATAACCGGGCCGCTTACTGGCTCCTCGACCAGGTTAATACTGAGTTCGGCGCGGCTCTTACGGGTGGCGTCTATCAGGTAGCGGGTTCTGACAACTTCGGCGGGAAGACTACGCCAGCCTGGAGCGTGAAGACGGGCGAGAACATTAGGGACCCTGTTGAGGACCTGATGCTCTTAGCTCAGGATATGGAGCGGGATGAGTACCCCTATGGCCTCACAGACGTCTACGTTCATAAGCAGAACTACTGGGAGCTGATGCACTTCCTCAAGAATCTTCAGGTTACAACTGAAGAGAAAAAGGCTATTTGGGGTATGCCTGACATCAAGGCCCCTCAGATCTCTATACCTGTCGTCGGCAACGTGGCGGTTCACAAGATGGTGAACGGTGTAGTTGAGGGCGGTATCCTCGGCCTCGATAGGCGTTTCCCTGCTGGAACTTTCTATTACGCCAGAAACCCCAAGTACCCCACGACCACAGACAACAAGATCGGCTTCCACATCAACAGATTTGAAGATCAGGAAACTCACGATACGGTCTTCCAGATGTGGCTTGAGTTCGGCATCCTCGTAAAGGAGCCCTACGCCGGGATCTATGCCTCCTCAGGCATTTAGACCCCTTTTTGGAGGGTGAACATGCCTATAACTTTCACAGTTAAAGAGAGAGCCCCGGAATATCGGAAGCTTATCTTAGAGGCTTGTGATTTTGGCGGCGAGGATCTGGATAACGTCGGGGCCATCACGGCGGAGACTATCGAGACGACCGGGAACGCCACAGTAGGCGGCGACCTGGCCGTAACCGGCGAGGTTGGAGGGGCAACCCTCGATATAGCCGGGGACGGCGCTATAGGTGGAGACATCGCCGTAGAGGGCGAGGTCGGAGGGGCAACCCTCGATATAGCCGGGGCTGGTGCGGTCGGTGGAGAATTTGAGGTAACTGGTGTCCTTAAGGGATCAGGCGGGCTAGAAGTCGGTGGAGCTTCTGGGGTGGATGTAATCCTTCATGAAGGAGTTCCTGACGCGGCGGTTCTGGCTAAGGTCAATTCTCTTTGTTTCGACACGACTAACCACGATCTCTATATCAACACCGGAACGGCAGAAGCGCCGGTATGGCTGGCATTTACTAGGGATACGGGGACTTGATCCCCTTTCCCTGGTAACTAAATTTATTTGGAGGCTTTTATTATGGCTGGTAAAGACAAAGGCCGTAGAGGTAAGGACGACAAGGCAAAGAAAAATAAGGAGTTTAAACCGTCGCCTATCGCCGTACCTTCGGTTGAAATAGGGAGGCTAGAAGGGCTTATCGACCTCCTCGTCTGGAAGGGTCTTATCACAGATGAAGAGCTGATGACCACCTCGGAGCCTTACTATGGGATTATGAATGGGTTGTTGGACCTTCTCGAAGTGAAAGGCGTTATCCAAAAATGGGAGTTAGATATCGCCATGAAGTGTTATCAGGACTTCATTTTAGCGGTAGGTCCTAATCCAACCGTTCCCCCTCAAGTTCTTTTCAACCAGAGGCGACAGTACTTATCTGAGCTTCTGGAGATTGAAAAAAAAGTGAGGGAAGGGACTAATGGTTAATATTTTATTCTGGTATGTATCCTCTGCATCGGTCCCTTCAGGTTGGACTGAGATTAGTTCATCCTATCGGGATCGCCTTATTTGTGTCACTGGGAGTCTAACCACTGGCGGGTCCTCTATTCATTCTCATAGCCTGGGGTCCTGGTCGGTGGGGACCTCCAACACCAGCGGCTCTATAACGTCATCCTCTGGCTCTAATACAGCTTGTAATCGAAGCCATAATCACTCTATCACGCTAGGGTCTGTTTCAGTTGGTTCGGCTTCGAGCTATCCGACTTGTAAAGCTTACAGGTTAATTTATAAAGACTATAGTAAATTTAATGGTATGTTACCCGCTAATGTGGCGGTTACGAAGACCTCTTCCCCTGGTGGCGACTGGTCCGAAGTGGATAGCGGCCAGTCCTATTATCTTCGAGTTGGGGACTCTGGAGACGTCGGCTCCACTTATGGGGGGTCTCATTATCATACCGTGACAGCGGCCTTGAGTAGCCAGGCGAATCGCGACAACCCTAGCGCCTCAGGCGGCGGAACCTTCGCCAGCATGACCCATAGCCATAGCTCGGTTACTGTCAATTGTAGCGTCTATAATAGTTATGATTTTAAGAGAGTCGGAGACACGAGGCTCTATAAGACCACCACGACGGTCTACACCCTCCCCGCCGGGTGCTATGCTTATTTTGATAACACGGTTCCCGATGGATGGACCGAGATCTCGGCGACTAGTCACTTTCATTATAAATCTACAAGTTCATCCTTCACTTCGAGTACAGGCTCCCAGACCCTCGCCGCTTCTCATTACCATACCATAAGCGGTTATTCAGGGTATCCAACCCCTACCTTATCTTGCGGCACGGGATCAGAAAGGGCTAACCCTCAGCTCCATACTCATTACCTCTCTGTCACCTCTGCGAACGCCGATATGGCCCCGCCTTACGTCCGGTTGAGGATGGCCTCTAATGATAGCGATATCAACGCGGTAACGACGGAGACTAAAACCTACTCTATGGATATGTTGCTCCAGCAGACGAGGACCTCTTCAAACAACATGGATGTGATCCTCAAGGCAGTCCGTAATAAAACAGTTACAGCAGACACTATATTGAAAAAGACGAGATCGGTATCTTTCGGGGAGGACCTCCTCCTCTCGAAGACCATATCTAAAAATCATGCTTTAGACGTGCTCTTGAGGAAGACGGTTATAGCCTCTATCACGGCGAACCTCCAGCTAAAGAAGACGAGGGAGGCTTCCTATGACCTGTCGGCGGTCGTCCAGAAGACCATTTCAAAGGGCTACTCGGCGGGCCTCGAAATAATCACCCCATCAAGATACCTGCCTTATGAGATGGGGCTCTCCATGGTAAACCGGCGGATGGCCTCCCTTGATATGGACGTGATGCTTAAGGCGACGAGGACGGCGGGCTCCTCGTTTAACATGATCTCCATCCAGAGGAGAGAGGCGGCCTATACGTTGAATGCCCTCCTTCAGGGGAAGAAGGATAAGACGGCTGAGTTTGACGTTATTTTGAAGAAGATAGGGACCACCCCGTACTCTCTCGATGTGCTCCTTAAGAAGTCCAGGGTCTCCACTTACCAGACATCGGTAAGGCTCCAGGCTCAGCTTCAAAAGTCTTACCTTACGGACCTCCTCGCCAGGATAAGGAGGACTTCCTCGGCTGACTTCGACGCTATCCTAATCCAACGTCGGGAAGAGGGTTACGACCTGGCAACCACGTTGAAGGCTATCCGGACTTCTGATCTTACCATTAACACGCTTCTTAAGAAGAAGATGGCCTCCTCGGTGAACATGTCGATAGGGCTTCAGAAGGCCGTAACTTCAGCTTATACTTTCGATATGTTAACGAAGAAGTACGGCGTGACGGCGAGCTATCAGATGAAGACTTTCCTCTTCCAGTCTCAAAGGAAATCCGTTAACATGTCCCTTTTAGTTCGGGATACCTTAGAGACTAACGCCTTGTTTGACGTGTTGATAGCCGGTCGATATGATAAAGATTACTTGATGAATATATTACTAGAAAAAGCACAAGCTAAGACTTACTCAATGTCGTCCCTCCTCCAGGGCGTGAGAGAGACCTCCATCGAGGCCGACGTCTGGCTAAAGAAGCCACAGGATACCGCTCAAGATATGGACGTTCTCCTCCAGAAGGCGAAGACGACGGCGATCTATGCTAACGCCATGCTCCAAAAATCGATATCAAAAGACTACTCGGTTGATACCCTGATAGCTAGGCGGCGGGTTGCGGGTTACAACTCTGACGCCCTCCTTAGAGCCAGGAAGACCGCCGGGTATGGAGCCGATACTCTCATCGCTCAAAGGAGGAGCTTGAGCTATGCCCTCAACGCGAAGGTGGCGAGGACTACCTCAAAGACCTATCTCTCTCGTCTGTATCTGAAAAGGCGGGGTATAACTCAAGGGTTTGATATGTCGGCTCTTATGGTTGTAAGGAGTTTATCGGCCTATACGATGCGATACTCAGGGGCTAAATCGGTTAATTATGGGGTTAATTTTAATTTAGCTATCATAAGGCCACGTAGCTATGATAATAAGCGTGATCTGCCTATTAAAAGGGTTCCTGAGGTCGTTAGTGTAGGCTCTGACTACGTACCCGTCTATGATATCCCTGAGGTGGAGATAAGGCCCTTCCCAGAGAAGGAAGCCGAAAGAATAGAGCCCGAAGGGTCCGATTACATCAATGCAGACCTACCAGAAGGCGAAAAGAAGTTAAGGCCATTCAAGAAGACTATTTGAAGAGAATCAAAAGCCTTATAAGCCTATATTGATCAAAAAGACTGTATAGGGCGTTTAACTTCGCTCTAGCTCGAATAGAGAGGGTAAGATGGCAAAGAAGCTCAAAGCCTCTAAAATAGTTGCTGGTGAGATGGAAAGGGCTTTATCCGATCTTGAGGACTGCATAATAAAGAGGATAAACGCCGGTAATATCCCTCCAGCCCTGAAACCCGAAACCGTAGAGCGAAAGGGCCACGATAAGACTTTACTTGATTCTACGGCTCTTTTGGGCTCCATTCACCACAAGATCACGGTTGCGGGGAGGGAGGTTATAGGCTTCGTAGGCGTGATGGACGCGGCGGTGGAGGAGTATGCCTGGACTCAAGAGTATGGGTTCCCCATGGATTTTGAGTCTACGACGTCCAATATAAATCAAAAGATTCCAACAAGATCTTACCTTCGGGTGCCTTACGATGAGAATATTGATCGTATCAGCTCGAAATTTGAGCAAAGAGTAGGCGATAAGCTAATTGCCGAAATGACAGCTAAGAAAAGGAAGTGAGACCATAGGCGCAACAGTCAACGTTGAGGAAGGGAACGGGTCTTCTGTTACATGGACGGTCATCACGACCGGGCGATATGCCACCATGGACAGCTACAACCCTGGAAGCTCTAACCCATGTGTTGTACCTCCCTCTGGAACTTATTATAGCTTCTGGAAGCATCACAGAATCGCTTTCAGCGGGACCTTTACCCAAATCACTCAAATCAAATGGTACGGCCCCGCAAATGTGGCCTCTACGTGGGGTCTTGGAACGGGCGGGAAGCTGGCGGTCGGTCGTCGCGACAGTGGCGATAACGGCTGTCCTCTGGCCAACTATCAGCAGGCAGTGGGGACAGTCGGCACTACTGGAACGGCTATAAAAGACCCAACCAGCGGCCACGCTTACTATAAGGACCAGACGATAGATGTAGGGGACGCTGACTCTTTCGGGTCTGGCTCTCCCCTGCTGATCGACAGCGGGCCTTATTCAAGTTCTGGAGCCTCGAAGGCCATAGTGACTCAGGTAGAAATCAAGCCTGATGCCACTCAGGGAGACAAAGCCAACGTAACCCTAACCTGGCAATGGGATGAGATCTAAGGAGATACCAGTATGGAAGATAAGCCAGAAGCCTTTAACAAGGCGGATGGCCCTGAAAACTTCGAGGATGAAGAGGTAGACTCTCAGGGATGGGAGTCTCCTCTTCCCCTTCGGTTTTATTGGGCCATGGAAGGAGCCGATAGCGGGAAGGTCTTTACTCAGTTTGACCTCGAAACGGGCGAGGAGCGACCTTTCGAAGATCCCGAAAAAGGAAAGTATAAGTGCCTGGTTTGGATACCGTTTCGAGATCCTGAGCTAATCGACAGGATCGATTTACAACAGAGCACCTTACCAAACCCCACCCCTATAGAGCCCTCGGTAGATCCCATTTACCAGGTCGTCTTAAAGCCTGGTGAACGGGGAACGATGACGAGACGGGGCTATATAAATTATTTTGATTATTATAGGTGTACGGCCTGTAATACTGAGTTCATGTGGGGAGGGGTGGAGCAATCGCCTCGTCCTGAGTGTCCCTCTTGTGGAACTCATAACGATTGGTACTGTGACATCTGTAAGAAAGTTATCCCTAACCCCATCTTCTTCAAATCAGAGGTTCGTTGCCCGGTCTGTGAAGCTAGGGGAGCCCCCAGAGGCTTGATTAAAATCAGGCGTCTCAAGTTGGTTGAGGGAGTGGAGCGGTTCACTAACTACGTGATCCGGGTTGAGGATAAGTTTGAGCTGGAGATCGGTAACGACCAGGTGACGGTAAAATCTCTCTGAGGCCCTTGAATGACTAATGTTTATGCGCTGTGGCTTGGATCGGGTGCTCCCCCTGGAAGCTGGAGCCTCGTTAGTGATGTACCTGAGGGTAAATATCTGATTCATGTTAATAACGCCTTAGGTACTTACGGAAGCGCAACGCATAACCATTCTTTAACAGGGACCAATAGTCTTGATAATTACGACGCCACGGGCGTCTATGGTCACTATTCGCCAGCGACCAGTGGCGTAAGGGCTCAAAGTATCATCCATAACCATACCCTCTCATCCGCCACGATCACTGAAGCGGCTAACGAGCCGTCCTATTACACCTTCAGAGTAATCAAATGTGAGATCGGAGCCTTTATAAACAGTGTCCGAAGCCTTCCAAGGGACGCCGTGATGGCTTCGACGTCGGCCCTTTCGGCCTCTGGAATCGCTCGACATACCGCCTCAGATGGTCGTCTCGTCAGACTCTCGGCTACGACTTCCGGATCAATCGGAGGTAGCGACACCCACAAGCACCTTCTCGGCGCTGACGTCTCGGACGCCACGCTTACGCCGATTTACCTTGATAGCACTTCGACGCCTTATGACCTGATAGGTGGAGGCTTTTCAACTCACCGCCATACCTTCACCGGGATCTACACCTCTGAAGTCAACTCGAAGCCAGCCAGGGTTATAACAAGGCTTTACCGGGTAACTGACACGGCAACCTCTGTAATCCCCGCTAATACCGTCTTGTGGGTGGATGGGGCGATAACCGGGTATACCTCCTATTTCGAGGTTCTATCTGGTTGGTATAGCCCCGATTACAGGTACTTGGAGGGAGGCGACCAGGACGCCACTTTAACGGGCTCCCCGTCTCATAACCATGGATCTGAAGCCACCGGCAACACCGGGCCAACCAACAGGACCGCCGGGGCTAGACATACGACCTACACCGGGGATATCAATTTCTGTATTCTGGCGGCTCACTCTCACGTCTTCCACATCGGTCTTTCGGCCTCTAACGTGTCACTCTCTCCCCCGGCCTGGTCTTTGATCCCCATCAAGGTAAAGGCGAATATCAACATTAGTCAGACCTTTACCAAAGCCTTCTCCATGGATACCCTTCTAAAGAAAACTAGGACTGTATCCGGATCTTTCGACTTGATCCTTCATAAAGCGGGCTTTAAGTATACCTCCATGGATGTAGCCCTGAAGAAGTACGGGGTAACAAAAGCTCACTCCATGGACGCCATTATCCTCAAGAATAGACAGGCAACAAATCAAATGGACGTGATGCTCCAGAGGAGGCGGCTTCTCTCGGCTTATCTTATGTCGCTGGCTCCTCTCTTCGCAAAAAATAAGAAGTATACGATGAGCACAAGGTTAGTTTACGAGGACATCCCGGCGATCTATCCGGTTATTGATGTTCTCTATAGCTCTTATGCTGATCAATTTGATAAAATTCATAAGAAGATAGTTACAGCAGGGTTAGACCTGATCCTCGATACTTCGGGGTCCTCAGCCCTAGATAACCGTTGGGGCCGGGCCTTCGGACTTCCCAGGGAGCCCGGCGAGAATGACACCTATTATAGACGTCGCCTTCTCGCCTTCACGGCCTCAACTACGGGGTGCGGAACGAAGAAGGCTCTTCAGGACGTCCTTAACGTAGCCTCTGATGGAGACTCCACTCAGATAGACATCTTCCCCGGCCAGGTCTTGATACGATATACGGACCCCCTCCAACTCAAGAGGGCGAAGGCCAGGGAGGGTTTGATAAACGACCTCCTCGCCGCTTCTGTTGCGGCTGGGGTGGAATATCTCACCCCTTACCCCTTCGTTGAGTTCTCTCTCGATGTGCTCCTTAAGAAGACGGGCCTAACCCTGGATTACTCTTCGAGTATGCTCCTCCAGATCACCAGGGACACGGGTTACACCATGGACGCCCTGTTTAGGGGTAAAGTAGAGCTAGGCTATGAAATGGACGCCTACGTACAGAGGACGCTATCTAAGAGCTATGCCGCCGGGTTCTACCTAAGGAGGGATCTCTCGAAGACCTATACGGCCAACCTCACGATGAAGAAGGCGATCTCCTCGCCCTATGAGATGAGCCTCAGGATGAGAAAGATAGAGCACCGCAACCTTTTGATAAACGCCCTCCTTCAGAAGATGAAGAAGAAGACCACCTCCTTCAACACTACTTTAAAGTGGGTTGGTGAGCGGTCTTATGCCCTCAGTGCTCTCTTCTTAGGACGACCTACGTTAGACTATTCGATGAGCACCATAATAGTGAACCGCCCAACCCTGGGGTATGGTATGGGGTTGGAGATTATCGGAGGCTCCTAAAGTGTCGAATGTTGTGCTTTTTAGTATGCTATACCCTGAGACGAGGGTTATAGGGACGAACGATCTAAGCAACTTTAGATCATGGTTTTACTCGAATGCTTTAGAGCCTTATAATATCGGGAAGATAAAGCACGTCACCGGGGACGTCTTCGTTGCTACCGTATCGAGAGGGACCAGCGGCTCAGTCTGGATAACCTATAATGCTGGCCATAAATTCGAGAAGGTCCTCAGTTGCGGTACACCCTCGGCCCTCGCTAGGGGACAGGACGGGATGCTCTTTCTCACGGCTGGGGGGACGGTCTACCGCTCTCAGAATGGAAAAAATTGGTATTCAGTCTCAGGGGCTCCCAACATTCAAAACTATGCCTGTTGTATGGGAGGGCTCATCTTCGGCCACGATGGGACGCGGGTTTATAGGTCTCGAAACAACGGGCTCCTCCCCTGGGAAACGGTTTACGACTGGCGATCCTCAGGCAACACGGGGATACCCTCCAACGCCATAGCCGCCAATTCGACAGGCTCGAAGGTTATGATCTCATCCGGGCCGGTCTTGAAGTTCTCCACCACTCAGGGGGATTCATGGACTCAAAAGACGTCCTGGGATAACTGGAACGTGCCGAGAGAGCTTCATTACTTGAATGGCTCCACCTGGCTCTTGAAGATGAGACACATAGCCGAAGATCTCGGCTCCATTCAGATAACCAATAACGACGGTGGAAGCTGGACGAAGAAGTTTAACCAGTACGTCATCCATGACCATCAAATTGAGTACTTAAGGAATTTGGGATTAATCATCTGTGGCCATACCCGCTATGCAGTTCCAGGGGTCCCCAGCATCCCCCACTACGTACCCTCTATTATGGTCTCTCGAAACATGGGGAGTTCATTCACAGAGTACGTATTCGAGGATCAAGAGCGTTTCTTCTCGGTCCTGGCCATCTCAGGGACCAGCGGGGTAAGCGAATATTACGATAAGAAGAAGTCGTATAACGTTGATGTTCTCCTCAGGAAGATGAGAGTTAAGCCATTCTCGGCGAACCTCTCCCTCAAAGCTAAGCCTACTAAATCGATAGACGCGAACGTTGTACTTCAAAAGGACCGGGCTCTCGCCTTCGACATGAACGCCCTTATAAAGAAACAGAGGGGGACCCCGCTATCTGTTAATGCTCTGTTGAAGAAAACGCTATCAAGCGGCTACGGGATGGATGTTATCACAGTCCAGCGACTTCATAAGAACTACGTCGCTAATATGCTGATCCAAAACACCCACAAGCGGGTTATCGACATTGACGCCTTATTTAGAAAGAACATCATGAAGGGCTACGGGATGAGACTTTTTATCACTGATTCCCATTTCGATAACATCAAGACCGAAATGGCCCGATCGGTTCCCCAGGCGTTTAACATTGACTCCCCGCCTATATGCCATAAACTCTTAGCAGATATCCAAATAGAAAGGGGTGAGAGAAACGAGTGATGCAGATAGGATCTTATCCGTTCGCCGGATGATCAACATAACGGATACGGCTGAGCTTATCGATGAAGTGATTTTAGAGCACCTTTCGAGGGCTGACATCGAGATAACTACAATCGCCGGGTCTGGGGTGGACCCTACTCTCTTGGAGCTTGCGAAGAAGACCTTAGCGGCCTATTTCTCGTATCAAGCTTATTGTGACAGGGTATTTCATGAAAAGCCTGGAGTTTATAACTCTGTTGGGGATTTTGTCCCCACAGGGCCTACTATTGAGAGAGGTCAGAACGAAGCGAAGCTTAATAAGCTTTGGGCTGATGCTAAGAGGTTAATGGACCTTATAACTGACTCTCCAGACGAAAAGCCTATGTATACCCCTGTATTCGCATTTGTGAGGTAAATAAATGCTAACCGAAGCCCAAAAGGACTTTATACTTACTAGATTGCCCTCAACGCTCATAGGAGCCACTATAACGAAAGTAAAAGCTGGACAGGTGGCTAATCGGGCGGGGCTCCCTTGCATGATCCTTACCTTCCCAACTCAGGGCGTGAGGATTCACTTTTGGGCTGATCAGGTTAGGCGGCTATGGCATGGCTCTCATGAGCATATCTATTACGGCCAGATCGATAGGGCTACTTTAACCGTCGTCGTCGAAGCGGCAACCTATGAGCAATGCTCGAATCTCGTAGAGGCCCTTTATCGGTACATTTGGGAGACTGAGCTTTATTTAGACTGGCATGATAGTCGAATGCGCATGTCAGGGGTCTTTAATCCGGTTGAAATCCCCTCTCGATACGACGAAAAACTAAGGATTCAGGTTTATCGGTTTTCAATTGATTTATATATAGATTATGAGTTTACATGGGAGGATAAGAGCCCCTCGATAAAAAGATTTAACTTTAGGGTGGGTACAGATGGTAATTACGGCTTAGAGTTTGAAGACTACGCCCCTGGAACAATCGGGATGAGTTTGATCCTCGTAGGGGAAGAAGAGCCATAAAAAAGGTGATTCGATGAGAGCGCGGATATGTGACCTGATGATTAGGAAAAAGCCAGACGGTACACCCTGGCTTACTGCTGACGAGGCTAAAGCCTTGATGGAGAAGGGATATAAACGAGAATCTATAATATCTCTCCCTGATCCTGCCCCTGTTGCCAGGACTACGCCAAAAAGGCTTATAAAAGAAGAGAAAGACGAAACAGAGCCCGGATCTTAGGTTTTCGGGCTTAGGAGGATGAATAATGTACCTATATGGTAATCCAGCGTCCATGGTGGGGATTACCCTTGAACTTCGCCCTATGGGTCCGGTTCCTGTTATTATAGCAACCGGCATATGCGCGATAGTGGGGACATCCCTTAGAGGCCCGGTAGAGGCTACTGGCCTTAGGACGTCGTCTCTTGTTTACGACCTGTATAAGGGAGGAGACCTCAAAGTCGGTGGAGAGCTGGCCTTCGCTCAGGGTTGCCCTAACGTTTACCTCTCCAGGGTTCTCGGTGTAGGTTACGCCACCGCCGCTAAGACCCTCTCGGACGCGGCCACGACACCTAACGAAGTCCTGGATATCGAGGCTCGAAGCCCTGGTAACTGGGGGAACGGCGTTATGGTTAGGGTTGTAGATGGCGACTCTAAACAGCATGACGTTGAAACGTTCTACGGTGACGACACGGTAGGCCCCTATGCTACTCTGATGAACGATATCGTCGAAGACTCAACCAACTACGTAAAGGTGGGTGGCGTCGCTAAGACGATCGTTTACAGCCTGGCGGAAGCCGGGGAGGGTAAGGTCTTCGTCGATAAGGTGAACGGCTCCATAACGTTCTACGATGCAGAGGCACCACTCAAGACTCAAACGATCTCTATAAACCTGCTATATAAAACCAGGAAGATAATAGTAGATGACGGCGAGGTCCAAGAGACTTTCAACAACTGTAAGAGCCTTGTGGATCTCCAGGCGAAGATAGACACCTCGATACTCATCAAGGCTATTCCCAAAGCAAACCAAACCCACCTTCCAAAAGCTTACACTGGTGAGCTGCTGGCTGACGGTAGCGATGGGAGCACCCCAACCTTGGATGACTGGCTGGCGGCCATGAATAGGATAGGCGAGATAGTCACGCCTACAACTATCGCCATCTGTGACTACGAGGTAGCTGAAACCTCTTATGACCTGGTGCCGGTCCTCGAAGGTTGGTGCAACCACATGGCCAACCTCTTCAAGCCGGTGATCGGCTTTACGCCTACAAAGGCCATGGAGAGCAAACAGAACCTCCTAAACCTGGCTGCTGGCTACAACAACAGGCTCCTCTGTATCGAGGGGAACTCATGGGATTGTTCTAGCCCCATGAAAAACATAGCCATAGCTAGGGCGGCCATGGAGGCGGCTCAACCTCTCGGCGAAAGTGCAGCGGTGGCTTCCTCGTCTATGGGTGGCCTCGATGGACTCCTCAAGATCTGGGGAGAGACTGAGGTGGATGAGCTGACAGAGGGCGGGGTGGACGTCTGCATAATGAAGGGCATGGTCGGAGCCCCCAGAGGTATAAGGCCCTACATCGGCATCTCTACGGCTACTGACTGGCAATTTATGAGATGTGTAGACAACAGAACGATAAACTGGGTGATCATGGCTGTGAAGTACATCACAGATCAGTACTATCACAGAAGGAGAACCCGGCGGGTTCTGTCGTCTCTGAAGGCGTCTATCGTCTGCCTGCTGAATGAACAAATCGAAGCTGAGAACATCGAGGGCTACTCTGTCACGGTACGGGCTCACGCCACAGACACCGGGCGGGTGGATATCGACCTTCAGCTTCAGAACATCGGACATATCGAGAGGTTCCGGGTTCTGATGAGTGTCGGCGTGATGGAAGGTTACGCTGGCTTCACGGTGTAAGGTGGTGAACTAAGACATGGCTCAGCCAGAGAGACAGATATGGGAGAGCTATGAGATCTATGCTCAAGACCCTGGAGATCTCGTTATCGTCATTCAGGCGGCGGGTGCAGACCAGGAAGATCTAAGCTTCCCTGTCAAATCGATCACGGTAGACAAGACCATCGAGGTAACGGCTGAATACGGTACGGGCTCACATCTGCCTTATCAGCTCACCCCTGGAAAGATCGGGTTCAGCGGTACGTTCAACGTCGGAACCTGGATATCTAAGAGCGATAAGGAGGCCCTCGTTAAGGCCCTCACCCTCCAGGAAGATGAAGGTCTTCCTCGGTACTTCAGGCTGGAAGTCCACGACAGGCCCCGGCCAGTTCAAGAGCTTCCAGGCGTAGGCGAAGCGGATCTCCTCACGATGCAAGAGGCCAGCACTCCCATAGAGGTTTACGATGGGTGTATGTTGACCGGCGACGGTATCGATGTGGGGGAACCGGGCGCTACGACTATGAGAAAGTACCCCTTCATCTGCATGAGGAGGATACCCGCCTAAGGCGGGCCTCTTCTCCTTTAAATTTTTGGAGGCTTGAAAATGGTCAACTTTTCGCAAGTTGTAGAGTCGATGAAAGGGTCTAGCCTGATATTGGTCAACTCCCAAAAACAGATTAGGGTTATCGGTGAAGTAGGCGACGTTTCCGTTCATGGGGATACCATATTAGCAAAAGTGACGCCGGAACCTGAGAGGATTGAAGAGGACCCTGAGTTTGATCTAGTCGCGACTGATGGCGTGGTTCGTATAACATTCTTGAGATCTAATAAAGTGGAGGTCGTAGAACATGACGAGAAGAGCAACAGCGAAACCGACAGGCCCGAAGAGTAAGGGCCTTGAGTCCTTAGGCTCCCCTGAGGGCTACATTACGAAGGCAGCCCTGGAGCTTGGAATAGATGACATAGTAGAGATACCCCTCGACGCCTACAAGGGCCTAAAGATTCGGGTAAGGCCCCTTACGGATCTGGAACTATCTAACGTCCTCGCCACCGCCAAACAGAAGGGATGGGATAGCATCCTGGACAGGAAGCTCCTTAAGGACGTGAGGGAGTCCGGGGACATCTCCATCATAGGTAAGGCTACTGAGCTGATGATCGAAATAGCCAAACTGGGGATAGACCGGAACCCTGAGACGTCGCCGTTCCAGGCCGACATAACAGACGAACAAATCGAGAAGATGAGAGGGTTCTCTTCTCTCATGATCGGCGTCGAAGTCCTCAGCCATACCCTCAAGGGCCTGGAGGGGATAGAGGATTTTTCGAAACCGCTGAAGGGCGACTCCTCGGAACCGCCATCAGCGGAGGCTACCGATTCAGAGAAAACCTCAGAGAGTTAACCACCGCCCAACTCATAGCCGTCAACATCGCTAAGAAGATGGAGCTGGAGGCCATGTTTGGCAAACCTGAGGAAGGAGGAGAACCTCAACCGCCCTCTCGTATGCCCTCAACGGCCAGGGGTCCAACTCAAAACGCTGTGAGGAAGGTAGAACGGACGGCTTACAGCCACGCCGATTATATCGCTATGCGTAAAGCCGAGAGATCAGGCGGGATAAAACCAAAAGATAGGGCCTTCATCGAAGGAGAAGGTTAGAACATGGCAATTCGAGACCTGACAATATTATTAAAAGCCTGGGATTCAGCCACCGAAGTACTCGAAAGAGTAACCGGGATGGCTGACGACCTAGACCAGAGGGTTGTAGAGGGCTCTGTTGATCTTCAAGATAACGCCTCTAAAGCCCTAGGTCAAATCGATCAAACCCTCTACGCCGTAGGGGGGAGGATGGATAAGGTTACGGCTTCTTTTGATCAGGTCGCGGGCTCTACCTCGGCGGCTGGCTGGAGCTTCTCGGCGACGAGCGGGAAGATGCAAGCCGCCTCTAACGTCGCTGAGCGTGGCTCTTCCGTCCTCTCACGCCTTAGCAGTGTCACCATATCGACGGCTAGGGGGATGAGTAACCTCTCGGACGCCCTAGAACCCGTCCAGGTCCACATAGCGGCCATCCAGGCCGCTATGATGGGGCTTGGAACCGTCGCCCTCTATACGACGAAGAAAAACGAGGAGCTTCATGAGAACTTAGTAAGGATCATGGGAACTGACGCCTCAGGGACTATACTCTCATGGGCTGAGGCTGGTAACGAAATCTGGCATACCTCCGAGACGGCCCGGTTGGCCATAGCTAACGAGCTGGCCTATATGGGGGTGGCCGAAGATAAAATCGCTGAGATGGGGGAGGCCATCGAGCTTTACTATGAAAAGAACGATGCTCTACTCAAATCGAAGGGTGTAGCCGGATCTGAGGACCTGGCTAAAAAGATCGCTGAGGGCATAGCGACGGGGAGCGGCGAGGAGCTGAAGCGGATCTTAGGAGATAATGCCTTCAGTGCCGACGAGCTGACTAAGGAGATGGACCGCCTCAGGTACTCGAATATCAAATACGCCTTCGCCACTGAGGAAGTCGTAAAGAAACAGGCCCTCCAGAACATCATAACAAAAAAATTACAAAAAGATATAGAAGGGTTCACGGCTCAAGCTACAAGCTTCGATGACCAAATGGGGCTTCTAGCCAACAACATGAACAAATTTTTTGAGAGCATCGGGAAGGTGTTAATCCCCTACGCCACAAAGGCCCTCTCGGTCGTCAACTCGATTATAGGGGTTCTGATGCAGATACCCGGTATTGAGGTGTTCGCCGTGCTGGCTGGCGGGGCGGTGCTCCTCACGTCCACCCTCCTCTCTCTCGTCTTCGTCTTAGGTATGGCCGCCGGTGGCTTCTTAAGCCTGCTGGAGGCTATCCAGGTCATCAAACAGCTTACGGTAGTAACGAAGCTGATAACGGCGGCTCAGTGGCTTTGGAATATCGCCCTTTCGGCGAACCCCATAGGCATAGTCATTATAGCGGCGGCGGCCCTGGCGGCGGCCATCTACTTGATTTATAAGAGGACTGATCTCTTTCAGCGGGCCTGGAAGGCTCTTTCAGGTATGGATATGTCGGGGCTTTCCGGGTTCATCAATATCATTCTGGCGGGGTTAGGCTCAGCGGTCAACTCGGCCCTGATGCTGTGGGGTATCCTCTCAAGGGCCTCAGGGAAGCTAAACTCGAAGCTGGGGTTAAACCTCAGTATGCCGGGATGGGTGGACGCCCTCTTGATGATCTTAGGGCCTCAGTACCTTGTGGTTAAAGGGGTCTACGATATCCTCAAGGCCCTTTGGCCTAAGTTCGTCTACTGGTTGGGAAGCCTAATGCCAAACTGGCTTAAAACAGTCTTTGGAGCCATCAGCGACTTTTGGGACTGGCTTAAGGATAAATGGGGCGACCTCCTCGCCATGCCTGAGAACATCGCTCAGGCCATAAAGAAGGCCATGCCGGGCCTCGGCGGCCAGGAAGCTAAGGAGGGGACGGCCCTAGACGAGGAGATCATCAAGGCCGCTCAGAGTTCCGGCGGGCTATCGAATATCACCGACGAACAAAGAAAATGGATCACAGCCTATGGCCGGAAATACGGCCTGGGGGAGACCGGGCCAGAGATCGAAGAAGCCTTAGGCGGGAAGACTGGCTTAGAAATGGGATTCTCTTCTCTCAATATGGAGAAGGCCAGGGAGGCGGCGGCATACTACGGGAACCCCCAACCGGCGGCGGTCGTCCAGGCGGCCAGTTCGGCAACTACGCCGATCGCCTCGATTGAAGACGCGAAAGACGACATGGCCGAAGACGTCCAGGACGCCGTAACGGACGCCACCGGAAGCGAAACGGCGGGCGAGGTAGCGGGGAGGGCTGTAGAGAATATTAACACGTCACCCGTTGGGCTTCTGGGAGAGGGCCTATCAGCGGGAACTAACCCCTTCGCCTGGGGACTGGGGAAGCTCGGAGGAGCGGCCCTTCAGCAGTTGGACGAAGGCGGCCAGGTCCTCAGCGACGGCCCGGTTTACATCCATGAAGACGAGGAGGTTAACCCGGCTAAGGTAGTTAGGGGAGGAGAGACGGTCTTAGAGAAGCTCACGGGGCTCCTTAACAACGTCTGGAGCGGCGAGGGTAAGGACGCGGGCCTGATGGTCAAAGCTCTTGATCGAATCCAAAGCCTCGAAACCGTCCGGTCGGTGAAGGCTTCCTCCTCCGAAGCTATCTCAAGACTCTCTTATCAGGTCGCTACGGCCTTGAATAACCCTCAGGTACAGCCAACCGCCCCGTCTAGGTCGTCTCAACCGCCTGAGGTGAACGTTCACCTCGAAATCCACAGGTTAGAGATAAATAACGGTACAGACGAAAGAGCTTTCATGAATAAGGTCACAAATGCAGTATTGAAGGGAATCAGGCAATATGAAGCCTAAAGAGGGGAATCCATGAAGACTTTCGAGCTATTTAGAGATCAAAGCGTCTATTACCCTAATCCTGAGGCTCAAAACAATACAGGATGGTTTACCGTTGACGTGCAATACGTCCCCGTCACCATAGACGGTATGCACTTCGTTGTTAACCCTCGAAATATCGAGTTCTCTAATGAGCACAAGATAGAGGAGAAGAAGATCCCTTATTATAAGGATATCAGTATTTATATGGGAGAGGGTTTATGGCACCTCACCCTTACCCTCAGGACCCTCAAGATGGAAGAGAGAAACTTCCTCTGGAACCTGGGAACCCTGAAGATACCAGGTCCTCACCTCCTCCTTACTTCGGCGAGCGGCTATATCTGCATGTTCGTGAAAAATAAAAGATGTGTTCAAGTCCAGGGTGAAAGCGATAACGTCTTTTTATGGACCCTGGAGTTTACAGAAGACAACGAACAGGGCGAAGGCGGCGGATGTGGCGGGTCTGGCATGAGTTCATCTAGCCCAACGGACGCCTCAGGGTCCGTTTCAGCAACCGGCGAGAAGGTCCAAGACCTCGAAACAGGCATGTATAAGGAGGTCTCATAACGTGCCTCTTCGCCACTACGTTAAGATCAAAGGTCAGGATTATTCACCCTGGACGATCTCGATAAACACCGATCAGCAAAAGGAGCGATCGGACCCCGATAAGCTAGACCTCGTTTTGGCGAACCCCTACGGAAGGTTTACCGGGTGCTGGACGAAGGGCGACCGGGTAACGGTGATCTTGGAGAATGAAGTAAGGTGCTGTAATCCCGCCTTCAGGGGGTCCATAACCTACACTGGAAAGACGAAGAAGGGGAAGACGAGGACCCTGATAAGGGAGGATAAGGGGTGGTCCGAAGTCCTCGATGCTGAGGAGCAAAGCAACTCAGGGCAATCATGGGTTACTACTCTAAAGCAACAGTACCCCCTATTTTGCGGCCATATCGTGAAGGTGGAATATAAGGAGAGTGAGGCCGTAATAGAGGCTCGATGTGGCCTCTCTGGCCTGGCTGAGGCCCTCCCTAACGGGTGTCCAACCTTCGCCCCGGCGATCCCTAAACAGATCATCACATGGGTTATCAATGAATACAACGGCAACCATGGACCTGATGAACAAATCCCTATCTATCATATCGACGACTTCCCCCAGGTCAAAGACCAGTACACCGCTAAATCCGATGAGACTTATTTAGACGTCCTGGACCACATGCAAGACATGACAGGCGGGATTTACCATATCCGGCCAGATTGCTCTTTCGAGTTCGTCGGGCCTCTGACGAAGAGAGTAACCCGCGACGTCGGCAACCTAATGACCGACCCCACCGTTAACCGCTCGGTCATCGGCCATCGAAACATTCAAACCGTCGTCTCCTCGTCGGATGGGATGAGTTCGCCAGGTTTTCATCCCGCCGAGAGGGAGGATAACCTCCCCGTCATCGTAGAGGAGCGAAATGAAGAGAGCATAGCCGAGTACGGCGAGCTGATCGCCCCGACTTACTACCTTCCTTATTTGGTAAAGGAGGCTGACGCCAGGGCCTTAGCTCGAAACCTCTTAGACTGGTATAAGGAATATCGAGACAACGCAACCCCGGAACTTGTTAACACCGTTGTTTATCTATTTGAACAAATAAAATACCAGATCCATAACACGCCAGGGAGGAGCGGAAGCGGCCAGTGCCGGAAGATCACCCCGTCCCTCGGCGAGGCCGATATCATAGGATGGGTCCAGGGCGTAAAGATCGAATACTCGGCCTCAGGTTGGGATGTAAAGCTGGAGACCTCAGCTCCTCCGAAGAGCGTAGGCGGCGGTGGCGAGGGTATCCCGTCGTCAACTGAGGGCCTCCCTGAGTATACCTATGATACCAGTACCTCTAACCCCTTCTTCGTATTCATGGATGAAGATAAATATAACGAGATTTACGGGGCCTTAGGGGTGATCCTGGGGGAGAATGAGTATATCTTTTATAACCCCGAAACCGGCGAGTTCGGGGACCCCGCCTTTGGAACCCTTCTTTACAAGCCTGACGGGTTCTATGCTACGGTTCCATGGAAGCGGGGCCTACCGGCCACTGTCTCAGATCAGCTTTCAGAAGAAACAAGCTCCGACGTCAGGTTTTACCAGAACGCGAACCTCTGGACCGACCAGACCGGCGATATCTTCGGGTGGTCGCCTAAGACCTCTGACTCCATTTACCTTGAGTCAACGGTTTACGACGCGGCCTCCAAGGCAGCGGGTTATAATAAGTACGTCGATATGATAACCGGGGACATCCTTTACGTCAACCCTTCGAGCTATCAGGAAACCGGCACCATCGACGCCATTAAATTGAGTAGCGATGTAACCCAACCTGAGGGTTATTACAGGGCCTTGAGCTGGTCGAAGACGAAGGGCGTAGCCCCTGGAGACCTGGAGGCTCAGGCTTTCGCTGACTCTCAAGAGGAGGAGTCCTAAGATGGTATCTCTTCGCGAAGGGCTTAGAAACGAGGTTGCCCGTATCCTGTGGGGGATGCTCAGGATAGAGGTCTGTGAGGTTACAGACGTCCAACGGCACGCCTTCGAGGATGACCAAAAGACCAACACCATAGACGTACAGGTAAGGGACTTCAACCCTATCCATAAGAAGGGCCAGAGCCTTGAAAGGAAGCGGCTCATCTTCTCTCAGGGGTACATAGGCCACCACTACGGCCATCCCTATCATCCCAAAATAGGGGACCTTCTTATAGTCCTCTTTTACCAAAATGAAAAGGGGATCGTGATAAGCACTCTTCCAGGGTGGACCGAGTTGCCGGTCTGTCGTGACAACGACGACGACGAGGTTATAAAGCTCTGTCAGAGGCCCCAACCTGTCTATTGTACTCACCCCGTTACCGGGATCAAGTACGTAAGACACTTCCCAGAACCGAAAAAACCAGTATGCGTTAAGTACTTCGGAAAAGATAGGTGCCTCGTCATCGTGTCGGAGTGTCCCCTCTCTGTTAATGATCAGAGTTGCCAACAGTGCGAAGACCTTTCGGATATCCCGGATAAGTCCAAGTCAATAAAAATCTTCTCGGATGAACACCCCCAACACCCTAACCGGATGAGAATAAGCCACCTTAGAGGCCAGACCGTACAGCTCGAAGATGACGGTTCGGTCATGATCCGGGATAGTGTCGGAGATATGATTTGCATGAAGGGGGAGGAGGGCGGCGGTATCCTGATTAAGGATAAGGCAGGGTCCTATATTGCCCTCAATGGATCGGGGACCCTTACGGTTAGAGCGGCTGGATCAGGCTCTCATAACCTCTTTAATATCTGTTGCGCGTGTCCAGAATGCTCTACGGGTTGCCCTGCTGGAGCTGACAGTATGGGGGGAAGGTGTACCGCCAAACAAGAGATGACAGACGAGGGCAAAGATGTGTCGGCCTATGAGACTCCTCAAAGGCCGTGTCCTGGAGGTGGCTAAGGTTGGCTGATCTGGCTACGAACATGGATTTTAAACCGGGGCGGGTGAAGTGTCATAGGTCCCTGGACCTGATGCTTACCCCTGATGGCGACCTCGCCTTAACGGAAGATAGCGATACGGAAAGCCTCCAGAGGCTCGTAATTTACATGTTCACCCAAAAGGGCGAGAGGTATAACCCTAATGTCGGTTGCATCCTTCACCATATGATTCATGCAGGGTTAACGGCTACGAATCTGGCTCTCATCCAAAGAAGTATCGAGACTGATTTAAATACTCTCTTCCCAGAGTTCAAAGGAGCTGAGATCAGAGTAGCGAAGATGAACGGCCAGACGAACACCCTAGCGATATCCTTTGTGCTCCCTCAGGGTGCTTTTGGGTCTATCATCGATCTGGATAGCCTCCTATCCTCTTCGGAACTGATGAAAGACCTTATAGGAGACAGATATGGGAGGATGTGAGTATGGTTGAAGTAAGAACTATCCCCCAAATATGCGCTGAGCTTCAAAGTTACCAGATGGCCCGGCACCGGAAGCTTCGGGCCTATCACGCCACTTCAGTCTTAACGACCATAAACGAGAGCATCGCTTACCAGGTCCGGAACCTGGAGCTTGAGTTTGAGACTGAGATCGATCAAAGGAGCATCTACACCGCGACAGGGAGCAACTTAGACGCCCTGGTCCTGGACCGGCTGCCTGAGGGACGTCTCGCCGGTCAGAGGGCGAGAGGAGAGATCAGGTTTTACCGCTCCACCCCCGCCCCGGTGGCCTACACTATTCCCCTCGGCCAGGTGGTTACAGCTCCCTCCTCGTCGGGCTACGTAGAGTTTGAGACCCTGGAGGAGGCCACCATCGAGGCGGGCGAGACAGAGGTTACGGTCTCGGCTCAGGCAGTTTATCCAGGCATTGAGGGCAACATCCCGCCCTACTCGGCGACCAGCATAACGAGCCCTCCCAGCGGGATAAGCTACGCAACCAACCCCCTTGAGTTCGCTGGAGGAGAGGACGAAGAGGGCGACGAGGCCCTTAGGGACAGGTACATTTACAGCATCCTTTTACCGGGGAAGGCAACAGCCCCGATGATCAGCCAACACCTGAAGGATACTTCCCTGGCGGTAGAGGCCAACGTCGAAACAGTAGAGCGCGGGAATTGCTCTATTATCGTCGATTGCTCCCATGAAGCCGGAACGGTGGCCGTAATCCAGGCCACGATAGAGGATAACATAGCTGGTGGGGTGGTGGCCTGTGGATGCAAGGCGGCGGTGCTCCAGGCGGGGACTCCTTACCCCAGCATAAAGACGGCCTGGGGAGGGAAGCTATGGATCAGGCCCAACCAGTACGTACCCTATGAAGAGACCATCTCAGGGAACTACGTAGACGAGAGCCTAGACCTGAGGAGCTTCTCGGTGACGATCCCCGCTTATACCCTCGAAGGTACGGCTATTGAGGTCGATACAGGGGAGCACCTCGTTAAGGAGGTAACGTCGATCACCTACGCCGGAAGCCTGAGCTATGACTTCCTGATAGGGCTAGGGACATACCCCTATCTCTTTAATAAACCCAAAGACGTTACAGTTCTCATCTACGCCAGGCTGATCAAAAAGGCGAGCTTCGAAACGAACCTCGAAGCGAAGGTTAGGGAATCCATCACCGCCTTGATATCGAGCTTCAAGATAGGCGATGACCTCGAATACGCCGACATCGTGAAGGCGATCTTTGTAGACACCAACACCACCCACGTCTTCGAGGGCATAGACGACCTAGACGAGGTTTACGCCACCGCAAAAGGCCAAACCATTACTCAGTTTGGCCAAAAGATAGAGATGGATGGAGACGAGAAGTTTTTTATATCTAATGTCCAAGTAGAATGAATAAGAAGGCTTTAAACATGGCCGACGAGATAAAGACCGAAGGAAACGAAGAGGTAGGCGAAATAACCGCCCCTACGGTGTTCAAAGCTGAAGAGCTACCGGAAGAAGCGGTTACAACGCTTATAGAAGCTGGCCCGGCTGAGTACGGGAAGGCCGAGAGCGCGAAACGAGAGGGCATAATGGGGTTGGAGCTATCAAAAGATACCCTTCTCTTCTATGGTGTCCGAAGTTTCGTACTCGCCTTGATCATCGTGGCGGCCTTCGCTGTCATGAACGTGAAGGCGTTCATGAGCGGGGACCCTGAGCTTATGAGCATCGCCATGATGAACATGAGAGAAATAGCTTACGTGGTGATCACCGCCTTCTTCGTGGCGAAGGCCAAAAGTAGCTTCTAAACCCCCTGAAAGCCACCATAACTTTTTTATCGTAAACCATCCCTCTGATTCAATGGAGGCTTAAAAGTGGACTTCCGACAGCTTAGAGGAGCCCTTCCTTATGTTTGGAGGGAGGGCCTTAAGGAGATATGGTACAACGGCGAGATCGTCCCCGACGACCGGGGCTTTATCACCATGCAGAACATAGGGCTTTCGTTCATCATAAGCCCGACGACCACCCCGCCAGAGGGTTCAACCTTCAGCCCTGAGATAAATGAGAGCTACATTCTCCAGGGCCTCAACCCACTCAAGGGAGACCATGACTATACCTATGGGGAGAGGACACGGGGATGGATGGCAACCCCCAGCTCTGAGCCCGTTGATCAGTTCCGGGTATGCCTGGAGCGGCTGAGAAAGAACCTCTACACCCGGCGGGCCGTAATGTCCACCATCAACCCGTCGGTGGACTGTCGTAAGGATGAGTTCCCTTGCATGATGACCTATCAGTTCATATATCAGGATAAGGCCCTCAATGGCCTAATTGGTATGCGTTCTAATGACTTCTTCCGGGCCTTTCCTCAGAACGTCACTCTTTATTCAAAGTGGCTTATAGATATGGCCGAAGCCCTCAACGTTCAAGTGGGTTACGTTCACGTCGTCGATGGTTCCGCTCACCTCTACGAGGAGAGCTTTGAGGAGGTGGCCCGGTTCCTTAAGAAGGAGATCCCAGGCCACAGACGGGCCGAGATCGCCAGGGTTAAAGCCTGGAGGGATCAGAGAAGGGCGAGACAGGACTCCTTAGCGACCCTGAGATGAAGCCATGGGAACCTTTGAGAATGATATCGTAAAGGCTTTCAATACCTATTTTAGGGGCTCCTCTGTTGATGCACGGGCCTTCAGGTTGAAACAAGCCCTCTTCCAGCCTCAGGTTATAGACGTCCTGGTCGATAGCGCCGATCCTCGGTATTATATGGCCGTTGAATGCAAGACCATGAACGCGAAGAAGCACACCAAAAACTACTTCCGGACCTGGTCTCGGCGACACGGGAAGCCCGCGAAGACCCATCAAGCGGTCTCTATCAACCGCTTTATAAAGGAGACCGGACGGGCCGGATACCTGGCGGCGGAACTCAGGCGGATAGGTCCGAGAGGTTCCAACCTGGCTTTTCTGGTTCCCTGGAAGGTCGTCTTTGACCTCTACGAATCCGGGGACCCTGGGGTATCCTCGAAGGTTATTCAGGCCGAAGGGATACCAATAACACGAAAAAAGGGAACGTACATATTCGAGGGATTCGAGTAAGGGGGTTCCCCTTACTCTATTTCAATCCCCAGCTCTTCCCATACGATCTGTTTTAGGTTGCCGTGAAGGTCGTCTCGATGAAGGAGCCCCGCCTTATAAATGGTCCTCCGACCGATGACGAGGACCGGGGCCGACATGACCGTTAAGCCTGACGTCACGGCTTCGGCGTAGACTTCGGCGTCGTCCAAGTTGAGGGTCTTATAAGGGACATGGCCCTTATCGAAGATCTTCTCAACCTGACGGCATACGGGGCAATTCGTAGTTATGTAAAGCACCAGCTCCTTCTTCATTCTAAGACCTCCCAACCGTACCGTTCGCATATGAGAGCTTCGAGGAGGAGGAGGTAGTTGATAGCGTCGCCGATCTTTTCCTCTACATACTCAGGCTCGATGGTGTCCAGCCTCTCCACATCGTCAGCCAGATCAAACACGCTGACGAAGTGCTTTGAGGCCATCCCGATCAAAGCCTTCTCGGCACTGATCCCTTGCATAGCTCCAGCCCGCTTGAAGTTGTGGAGCTTATCCCCTCCCCTGGTGTACTCTTCGTTTTTCCTCGATAGCACGGCCCGGCTACGCTTAAACCGGGTCTCAACTAACTTCATAAACTTTTCTGTATCCATGATCCTCTCCCCTAGCTTAACCTTCCCTCTCGCCTGAGTTGATCGGCGTGTTTGTCACAGAGAACGAAAGACTCGCCCTTTGAGTTCACGTAGAGCTTACCGGGCTTCATGCAGCGTCTCTTAGGGCAATAACGGTAAGTGCATAGGTTCTCTGCACTTACCTTCTTGCCGTTGATCTCAACGGTTGCGGCCACCTTTACCCCCTGCCTTCCCCTTACCGGCGATCTTCTCGGACCTCTTCCTCTTCGAGATATCCTTTACTTCGAAGGGGTCTTTGATCTTCTCGGCTGGGAAGTCCCTTTCCTCGGCTTCCTCGCCGACGGCCTGAGGCTCAAAGGAGATATCGGGCTCCTCGTCGAAGACCGGCTCTTTGAGGGCTTCCTCCAGCTCCTCAGGGGTGAGGTCCCCGCTCTCGTCGGTTGGAGGGACCGGCCCTATGCCCTCAAGGTCCCTCACAAGCTGCCTATGCTCTGGGGAGAGACCCATTAGGGCGTTCATCTTTCGGTTGACCTCTTCCAGGGAAGGGGAGGCCCTCTTCGCCATCTTCTTATGAAGGGCTATCAGCTCAGCCAGAGCGCAACCGCCCTCTCCGAACAAAGCGCATCGATCGCCTATACAGTACGTCATCCCGTCGCCGAAAAGCGACAGGAAGGGGCAAACCCTATCTTCTGGTTTTCTGTTGACCATGTTCATAACCTCCTAAAGTTTCCATCCGGGCCGAAGCCTAAGATAACGTCTCCCTCGAAGGTGAGGGGCTCGGAGTTGAGGAGGATAAGAGCGTCCCCATCGTGAGCCCCACCTACCGACCTGATAACGTTATCCTCTTCTGCCTGGACAGGTAAGGCGCTGGTCTTGTGGACCAGGCCCTTTAAATACCCTAAAAGATATTTAATAGTTATCAACTACTTCACCTCTTCGAATTTATCAACGCAAACCCCGGCCTCCCTGAGGAGCTGGACCCCCAACACGTCAGGGTAAGGGACCCCGTAGACCACCCGGTTTATCTTTACGTTGATAAGCATTTTTGCGCATAGAACGCAAGGCTGATGAGTACAGTATAGAGTTGATCCTCGAAGGGAGACCCCATAAAGAGCCCCTTGAGCTATCACGTTTTGCTCTGCATGAACCCCGATACAAAGCTCATGGAAGGCCCCGGACGCGGCACCTTCCTTTCTGCATCCCGCCTCAGTACAATGGGGGATCTTCGAGGGAGCCCCGTTATAGCCGGTCGCTAAGATTCGATGCTCAGGGGAGGCGGCAACGGCCCCCACCTGATGACGTAGACAGCTTGAGCGGGTGGCGACTAGGGCCGCTATCCCCATAAAGTAGCTATCCCAGGACTCACGGCTCATGATGGCAACCTTCGAGGGGTCCTCAAAAGTATCCGTCCGAAGGAGTCAGCGTCGATGACGTGACAGTCTACGAACTCCTCTATGATAGCGGCCCGATGTGGCGGGACGGTGTTCTCCCAAAGCCTCAAGCGATAGGTCTTATCCCCGTAGCAAGGACCCCCACCGGCACCGATGACCTTAGGGTAATCGTGGTCATCAAACAGGGATATTACGACGTCGAAGGATCGCCTTACAGGGGTGAGAAATGCATTATAAACGTCGCTTCCACAGCGGCTCATAGGGAACTCAACCGTCTTGTAGACTTCATAGTACCTCACTGGGATATCCTTCTGGCCTGGAACCTCATCGAGCTTGAGGGTGATATCGGTTCTCTCATGCCCTATAACTTCGTAGTCCTTAGAGCCTTCGGGATTGACAGAGTAGAGCTTCAAGCCCGCCCCGTCAACGGCGACGTCCTCGTATCCTTCCCCTTTCAGGATGACGGTTAGGGTGTCCTGATCAGAGGCTACAACCTTGAGCTTCGAGAACCAGCACAAAGCCTTAAGGTGTCCTCCAGGTTGCCGAACCCATACGGACACCTTATAAACCTGGTTGGAGAATGACACCATTTTTATAAAGTCGTCCCTCAGCTTCGGCCTTATCATGACGGTGTAGAGGAAGTTATCGGGGCTCACCTTCCCGCCCTCGAAGCGACCACTTAGGATATCACCATGGAAGGCCATAGTGGTAATACCGATTACCCTCCCCGCTTCGTCTTCGGCTGTGAGGTTGGTCATCCAGGACGAATAAATCAGGGTGGGGTTCTCCCTAAACGAAGAGGGGAGATGCTCCCTTAGGGACCATGGGAGCGGCTGGCTTCTGGTCTTGTGGGGTTCGTTCGTGAACCTCGCCATAGCTCCCTGAGTTTGAGGGGGAACCCTGGCGTCAACCTCCAGGTGGAAGACGTCGGCTCCACAGTGGGGACACCTGATATTATTATTTTCATCCATTTATAACACCCTTCTCGAAGCCTTAAGGCCGATGACCTTAGAAGCGGCGTCCGTCGTGAAAAGCTTGCATCCCTCGAAGCTCTCCTTTATCTTCCTCGTCGTCTGTCCGGGCTCCTTCTCCTCGTAGACACTCACGGTGAAGGTCTTAAGGTGGCCCTCGCCGGTTCTGGCCTGGACGGCTTCGACGTAATCGGTGTTACCCGCAAGCGTCACCATCAGGGTATGCTCAGAGGTCGCCTCTATACCTATCCCGATCCCCGTCTGTATCGGCCTGGGGTTATGGTTCACGAAAACCGCAAGCTTCGCCACGTCGTAGATGTACCCCTCGTTATCCGTCATTATTATATCGATCTTCGGAATATTTGTCTTAGTTCCAAAGGGGTGCTCCTCCTTCGGAGGATCGACCAGCAGAGGCTTTGATACTGAGTGAACTTCAGCCTCTCCTATGCAGCTCAGATGATCGTTCTTTGGGGCCGTCGGTATCACGCCGGTCTTTGATGGGTCCGGAGCCTCAACCTTCAGGTTCACGGTTACAGTGATATCCTCGCCACAGACGGGGCATTTAAGCTTAAGCTCGGTGTTAACCTTCGCTTCGGTCATGGATCTTATCCCTCCTCTTCTTCTCCTCGATGTACTCATTCACGGTATAGACCTCCTCGTCGTCTTCCTTTTGGAGTTTGGCCTCCCTTACCGCTTCTTCGCAGATCCCCTTGTGTATATCATCAAAGCGGGGCTCGTTTTCAAAACCTATATAACAGGCCCCGGCATCGTAGATCTCTTGGACTATGTAGGCGAAGACGGACGTAGGGATGGTAATCACGGCCTCGTCGGGGTTTTCAAAAGCCTTCTCGAAGTACTCAAGAAGGGCCATGATCCCGGACGAAGCTTCTCCTAACGGGAATCTATACCTGCCTATCTCCATGTGGGTGTAGTCCACCCCGTACCTCGCCAGCTCGTCGATTAAATCGACTTCATCAGGTATTATAAACTGAATAGCTGGCTTAGAGGCCAGCCATCCAGGTTTATAATACATCGCTCGCATCTTTTTCATAGCTCTTCCTCTCCGTATCTGGTTCTATCCTTCAGCTCTTGTTTTTTGGCTTCGTTGAAGGATGAGACTGATTGAATATAACCCGTAACCCTGCTGAGCCACTCCACCTTATCAGATCCGCAAAAGGGACACTCCAACTTAAGGCCAGAGGCCACTTTTGAGCAATGTTTACATACCGTCATGTCGCGGGTAAAAGTGAAGTATCCGATGTTGGTATTAGTGGCGAGTTTAAAGGCGAAGTCCATAAGGCCCGCCGGGGAGGGGTTCGCCTCCTTCAGGAAGATATGGAAGATATCGCCACCGGCGAAGAGCGGGAAGAAGACCCCTTCGATCTCGGCTTTCTTGAAGAGGCTCACCGCTTCCGCCCCGTTCATGGCCTGGTTGGAGATCATGGCCCCGTTGGTCTGGTAAACTGGGAGGTCTGTTTTCCCCTCGGCGATCAGCTCAAGGGCTCGGTCTACGTCGCCCTTAACGATCTTCCGGGCCTGGTCCCTTACGCTTTTATCCTGGTGCTGGAGATCCGCCACCGCGAACCTTTGGGCGACCGTCTCGGCGGGCGTCCTGGCGAGGACGATAGGGAGCCCCAACCTCTCGCCTAGGTCCTGGACCATCTTAGCGATTCTCGCCACGATGAAGACTCCCATCTTCCAGGCTTCCCGGCTCTCATGAAGCTCCTCACCCGTGAGGGCCTGGACCGTCTCGTTTATGCCAACCAGACCGATAGCGTAAACTTGTTCCTCTCTATCGATAGCTGGAGGAGCGGCACCATCTAAGGTTATCCCCATCCCCGTACCTCTGACTCTGGCGGGGTCCTTAGGCCGCTGAGTCATGAAGGGTATTCGACCGTTGGAGATCTGGACATCCAGCCACTTCTTCTTTATCTGGAAGACCTCGCCGACGTCTTCGAGGGCCTGTTTAACGACGTCCTCGAAAGCTTGAACATCCCCATGAGCCAGCATAGCATATCTTACCGTGTTGAGGGTTATAACCTGGTTGCCGCCTGGGGAGAAGTGAGCCCCGCCTACGAAGTTCATCTTATCTTCAAAGCTCTCCTTACTATCGAGGACCTGGAAGGTGAACGCGCAACAATTTCCCGATACAATCCCGTTACCGAGAACAAAGTCATGGTTCTGCACCTCCACCGGATCATAAACCATCCCCTGATAATGGCGAGGTTGGATGGCTTTAACCCTTAATGCGCCGTCGAAGCCGCCAGGCTGAAGGGCTAAGAACTTCTTCAACTCTTTCTGTCTAGTTAGGGTAAGACTCATCATTCCAGGTCTCGATGCTTTTTCACGAATGGAGAAGTTATATCCTAAAGATGAGGTTAATAAGACGAATCCCTCAGCCAATTCCTTTGACGCTGTCTCAATGGATAGCCGCCAAAATCCATTACCCTTATGCGTCTCTCGTAGACATCCATCGCCTTGAATATATCCCAACAGGAAGGCCCACTTCAACTCATCCCTGGCGGCAAAAATGTGGTCAGGGATTCTCCCTTCGCTTCCGGTCTTCTTTGGGAGATGGAGAACATCTTGGAAATACTTGCACAAAGCCAAGTTATATACCATCACTCGATACTCATTTTCAAGATGTTGGAGTTTCACTGTTGCCCCGAAGAGGTTCTCCAGAAGAACCTTGCACCTGTTGGCCAGATTCTCCTCTCCGAAGGAAAATTGAATTCTCCCTCCCTTCGGGCGGTCTCTGACCAACATGTAGCCCTCAGCAACATACAACCCCATGAGATACGCCAGCTCCACATCATTGCCCTCTTCGTTAGCCTTCTCGTGGCGGGGTAGCCCTCCATCGTTGGGCAACCAGGTTGATATCTTCAACCTATCTCCCTCACGAATATCGCTAGCTCGAAGCCTAAGGTCTTCTCCTCCTCTAATCACTGGCATCTCATGTTCTGGAGTACATTGAATACCTCTCCCATTAGCCAAAGTGAGTTGAAGAATATTCCTATCAGTCTTATACTTCAACATCGACTCGAAGGTTTCAAACCCTTTTGGCGTAAGGAGGACATCTCCGGAGAGCACCTTCTCTATCGCTTTTAGCTTCACCCCGTCGCTGGATTTTGTCGCTACGAGGGTATCCCCAGGTATTGACTGATAGCATTCAATCCCGCCGGTCTGCCTGAAGGGCGGAACCGTGTTATCAAAGTAGGGGGTCCCCTGAGTGGCCGCCAGGGTGAAGGCCAGGGTGTAAAGCTCTCGATAGGAGGGCGCTATCTTAACGTCCCCGTCGTAGAGTGGGGAGTCTATGGCCTCCTCATCGATGAACTCAGGGGCAATGGAGATCTCAGGCTTAGGAAAGCTGAAGGGCTTACCCCAGAAGTCCCCGGCTATCATGACTTCCATAACCGCCTCGAAGGCGAGCCTTACCTCTCTCTCAAACTCCCCATAGACGCGCCTCTCGGCCTGGTGTTTGCCATCCCAAAGCCTCCCTCGGTAAACACAAGGCCGATCACGCCAGAGTTTAGGGACCCCTGGGGTGAGCTGGACAGAGGTAAAGCATAGCTGGCCACCCCTAGCCACGTAAGCCTGAGTGAGTTCATAGACTAACATCTGCATAAGTTGTTTAATTTCTTTATATCCTAAACCCTCCAGGTAAGGAGAAATGAAGGTGAGGAAATCCATTAGCCCCTGGCCACCCGCCCAATTTGTTTGAGCTGATGCTAGGACCTTAACAGCGTGAAGGATGGCGACCTCTGCATTCATCGCAGGCCCCGCCACGCTGGCCTTCGTCCCCGTGCCGTCAGGCATGAGACCATAATAGAAGAAGTACCTCAAATCCCAGGATTGACAGAAGGGGCGGGTGCCGAAGTATTCGAGGTCATGAATATGATAATCGCCCAGCAGATGGCGATTTGACAGGTGAGGAGGGAGCAAAAGGAGGTATTGCTCTTTTGAAATTTTATCAGCTTTCTTTTTGTGGCCCGTCTCGGCGTTCTCTTGAAGGTTTGCGTTCTCCTTCGCCTCGAAGCCAAAGCCCCGGTCTATCTCGATAGCGTCGGCCACCGACATACCGACCCTAGTAGTGATAGCTCTTATCCCGATGTGTCCCCGCCTTATAAGCTCAACGTTGACGAACTCCCTAACCATCGGCGCGGTGAGCACCGGCGGGGCGATTTGGGAGATAGCGTCTTCGACAGCGAGGGCGATCTCGTCAGCCTCTTCCGTCGTGAGTGATGGAATCCCGAAGTATTCAGTGGCTAACTGGCTTTCTCTGATCAGTTGCGCCGAGATCCTGGACCTTTCCCAGGGGACGACATGCTCGGCTGATATCGTTATTTTGGTTAATCCTGCGACCATATTAAGCCTCCGATGAGTCAACGGTGTCAAAGAAGATAAAGGTAGCGTGGGGAGGTTGCCCCGCAACTTAAGAAGAGCTGGAGCGGGGACCTTCCACCGCCGGATTGCTTACAGTTGGAGGCTTATAATTCAATCCAGCTATTGAAAGTAAGCCTCTTGAGTATTTAAGAGTTTGCGCCTCCCTGTTTCTTCATCTGGTCTATTTTAGCCCTCAAATCAGCTCTTTCGGTCTCCATCTTCTGATATGAGTTGTAAATCCCTCCTTGGATGATCCAACCAGTTAAAAAGGCGATCTTCTCCTCCTTTGTGACCAGCCAGGCGTTTATAAGCCTCTGGAGCCTTTCATCAATGTTTAAATCGGGTTGATCCGAGGCGGCGAGGATATCCAGGCCCGCCACGCCCAACGCGGCCACCTTTGTTAACGGAATGACCAGGCCGGGAGCTGGGAGGTATCCCCGCTTCATGAGTTGCATCTTCCACTTCCAGGGATCTACCGTCTTCTGACCTACTACATGACTGTCATAGTAGAGGATGAGATCGACGGCGAGGAAGCCCTTAAGACAGGCTTCTCTTTCCGCCCTGGTCTTGAAGTGGATGGTGGAGAGGGCCTTAATCGGTCGGTCGTAGATGCTGACGTTCTGGCCCCGGTTGATGAAATACTTCTCCCAGGTCTTCAAGATGGGGTCTATCAACGAGTGGACCTCCTCCTCTCCAGAGAACCCTAGAAGCTTCTCAAGCTGGACGTACCTTACCTTAGGAGACTCAGGGGCCTCCTCAGAGGCCTCTTCTGAGGCCCCTTCTGTGGTCTTCTCTTCGTCGGTCATGTCCGGGCTTCCTTCACAAAGTCCCTCGTCTCGAAGTCCCTGAAGGCGGTCTCGATAGAGTCATCCTCGATTTTGCCCTTCATATAGAGCATATCAAGAATGTGGTGAGCGGCACTCTCAACGGCCTCCTTCGCTTTAGATCTCCTCTTGAGCATCTCCTCTTTAGAGGATCGATGGCCTTCAAGCTCCTTATCCAGGACGAAGACGACTTCAGCGGATATGAAGGCCCCATAGGTGTTTTGATTACACTTATTCGAGCCCTTGATAAGCTGCCTGATCTCCTCCTCCGACCTCAGGCGACCGCAACCCCGCTTTATCTCCTCGATGGTGTCGATATCTTCGACAACGAAGGCGGCCTCTATCTTGAGGTAGTGCTCCCTAGTCACCTGGCGAACCCGATCCCTAATGTAAGACGCGGCGGCTTGAGATACCATCTTACTCTCCTCCTTTCTCGTCGCCGGTCATGTCCACCACGAACTGATCGACGTTCACCTCTCCCAACGGGGTACTGATGGACACCCCGGCCCCGCTCTCTTCCCCTGGAGCTGGGGACATCTTCCGAAGGAGGTAGGTAGTCAGGGCTTCGACCTGCTGATTTTCGGGGATATCCATTACCTCCTTCAGGACCTCCACCAGGGTTATGAATCGGTTGATCTCTGTTTCGGCGGCGAAGGAGATGTTAACACTCATCCCCAGCATGGCGTAAACGATAGCGGTCTCCCTTTGATCCTCAGGCAGCTCCTCAATAAAGACATTGAGGACCTCCGACGGTAGGGGGTTGAGGATCTGATCGTCTACCTCTTGGAGCATGGAGCTTATCTTTTCCGACACGATCGACCGGGCGGCCATGGTGTCCTGAAGCGTAAAGAGCTTCTGGGAGTCCTTTATCCTCTCCATCGTGACGCCGTGAGAGATCATGAACTTTATCCGGGCGTCCCTGGCTTCTTTCGTGGCGTCGATAACGCCAGACTCCTCAAGCTCGGCGAGCCTGTCTTTTATATCTTGCATCTTCATAGAAATAGCCTCCAACACTAAAAATTAATAGTTGGGGTGGTTCACCACCGCCAACTTGTACGGACCCCGGTTATGAAGGGCCTGGAGCCGATGGGAGAAGCTCGGTATGCAGAGAAGGAAGTCCACCCGAAAGACGGGGCGGCGATTCCCGGACCTCCAAGCCTCACTTCCATGGTTCCGTAGTTGCTCATAGATCCCCAGTCCTGAGGGGCTGAGTTCCAGAAGTTCCCGATCGCTCCAGCGGTTCCAACCATAGCCAGCCCGGCGAGAGCCAGGACCAGCACCAGGATATAGGTCTGTTTACGCATGTTGTTTACCTCCTTAGTCTTCATCTTCTTCAACTTCTTCACTTGGATCTAGGGGGAAGTCCGGACGGTCGCCGGGCTTCCGTCGTCTCCATAGATCACTTGTAGGGTCCTTTAAAGTGGCGGTCCCCGTCCGATTCGGTACGATCCTGGCCGCAACCTTCGGGGATCTCCTCGTTAGGGTCCCTATCGAAGGCCGTAACCAGCTTGAGCTTCTGGCGGGCCTCTTTCTCCTCGTCGTGATCTCCTCCCTCTCCTTCACTCATCAAGATCCGCTCCTTCTCGGCCCTCTTCTCGAAGGCTTTAAGGAGATCCCCCTTAGACAAGGGGCCGGAACCAGATAGGAAGGTGGCCAGGGCCTCAGGATCATCTACGCCTGAGATATTACATTCAAATTCGTGGGTGGCCTTCTTCGTCATCGCTTCCCTGGATAGATCCCAGGCTGACGTTATGAGACGGGATGCAGCGACACCGGCGGCAACGCCGACGATAAAGGTTAATTTCTTTCCCAATTGCTAAGCCTCCAGAAGGTTAGGGTAAGGGGTGAGCCTTACCGCTTCCCTCCAAGTTGCACGGGCTTCTTCTTCGAGGCGGAAGAGTTGGCCTTCTTCGTGTCAGATTTGGCATACCAGCAGGCGGGATCAAACCCGAAGACCTCCATGAACTCCCTTCTGAGCCATCCCTCAGCCCTGGGAGGCTTCATATCAGAGGCCGGTGGCGACTGATAGAAGTCGATACCTGAAAGGGTCTTCCTTCCACCCGGTAAGGTGTTGGTCTCGAAGCTGTCGGGCTTCAGGCAGGGGAGCCATGTCACCTCTCCAGCCTCCTCTTTCTTCGCGACGTAGGCGATGAGTTCCGCCTCTGTCATCTGGTCGAAGTTGATCTCCCCGACGACGACGACGCGGCAACAGCCCTCAGGCCCGCCATGAGTTAGGATCATCGGCTTCTTCTGAGCCTTAGCATACCTCTGAGCGTTCATCAGCTCCCTAACCGTTACTGTCATCTCCCCTTCACACCAGGGGCATATAGTAGTTAGATCTTCCATAGTCTCACTCTCGTTTCTTGTTTGCTTCAATCGCTTTGCCTTGAGCTACGGCCTTATCCCAGGCCGCTTTTTCTGAGGCGATATCACCCTTATTATAGGGGTAACATTCGCCATCGTCCCCAAACTTCCAGCCATCTTTACCGTCCTTTTGACAGGCGAGAATTGGCATATCTTACACTTAGATACCCCCTATATTTAAGCGATTTTATCAATTTAATCCTCTTCCGGGGCCGATCCGCCGAACATGACGGCGGCGGCTAACTGGCTATTATGGAGCTTCTCGGCGATGGCGGCGGCCCCGTTCAAGACCGTCTTTGATAGCCAGTCTTTGTTATCGATGATCGTCTTAACCCTCGTCTCGATTTTGCTATCTGAATCGAGGACGTAGTAAGTAACCGGCTGGTCCTGGCCTATCCGGTAGATCCTCGCCATAAGCTGATCTGTCAGGCGAGGGTTAAAGAGCTGGTCCAACAGGATCATAATGTTACAATTCTTTTGTAAGTTATGCCCCATAGCCCCGGCGGTGGTCATCGCCAGAAGGCGCGGCCCCGTCGGGCTATTCCAGGCGTGAAGCTCCTTTTGAACGTTGCTCTTCCCGGTAAGCCAGCTCATTCTAAGGCTCTGAGACTGATGAGCCAGCTCAAGGGCCTTCAGGTACTTCGAGAATAGGATCACCTTGTAGGGGTCCGTATCGTCGATAAGGAGGGCCAGCTCCTCCAGCCTGGGAGTTATGGCCTCGTCTTCATCGCCTTGGATCTCGTAAAGAGCATCATGCAGCTCAAATTCATAGTCATGGTCTAGCTCAGGCAGCCACTCAAGAGGGACCAAAGCCGGGCTGATCATGTTTTCGAGACCGAAGGTAAAGAACCGTAAGACCATATCGGGGTTATCTTTTGCGCATTTAAATAACAACTCCTCGATATCAGCCTGATATGGCGAGAGACTAACCTCTCTGATCACCGTTGAAGATGGTGGAAGCTCCAAGACGTCTTTCCGTTCCCGGCGGATCATGTACGGGGCAACCTGAGCCTTGAGGAGGTCCAGGTTTTTGTAACCCACCGTTTTAATGAAGCTGTGGCTTCCGGTATACATCTTCTTCCTTATAAGGTACTGATCGGCGAAGACCGTAAACGACGGGAAGAGGGCGGGGTTGATCAACTTCAGGATGGCATAGAACTCTTCGAGGTTGTTCTCTATGGGGGTCCCCGTAAGCCCGATGATCCGGCGGGGCCTCACCTTCGCTATGGCCTTCGCCCTGGCGGTCTTCGCATTTTTTACCCTGGTAATCTCATCATATACGACCATACCAACATTGCATACGTCATTAGCTCCCATTAGGTCTTTCGAGTTTTTTAGTATGTCGTAAGATGCTATCGTGAATTGGCAATCTAGGCCAGCTCTCCAGGCGGCGGCCCGGTCCTTAGGGCCTCCTTCGATAATCTGAAAATCGGCCTCTGTAAACTTCTTTATCTGGTCGCCCCATTCATGTTTAAGGGAGGTTGGACATATAACCAGGCTTCGAGCCTGGAGTTTCGAGGCTATCCCTATGGCCTGGGGAGTCTTACCTAGACCCATCTCATCAGCTATCAGGAAGCTACCGGCCTGGATGGCGGCGGCGATCCCCTCCTTCTGGTAATCCTTCAGCATCTCGTAGCGGAAGGTGTCTTCAAAGATCCTAACGGGGCTGATGCTGGTCATTTTTTCTTCATGATATTTAATGAGCTTCTCGTCACAGGGTAAGCCGTACCTCAGGACCTTTATCATAACCTGGGGATCGTACACCCTCGCCCAAAGGTCTAGGTTAGGCTTGAACATAAAATTTAACTCAGAGGGCGGGCTCCCCGCTCCTCTGAAAACCATATAAGGGGTTTTCGTTCCCCTGTCAATGGCTAGGGTTATCATCGTCTTCCGTTCTCCTTAAATAGTCCAGCTCCTCAGGGGAGAGGCGCTCTTCGGCAAACTTTCTCATCTCGTCGGTCATCTTCGGAGGGCCGGGCTCTACATCGAGGCCAAAGATTTTATCCAGCTCTGAAGGCTCCTCTGGCGTCTTCCCCTCGAAGCCCTGGAACCCTCCTATGGATCGGTCCCCCAGAGCTGAAGGCATGTCCTTAGCACCCTTCAGGGCCTCGGTTATCACCTCGTCGAAGATTATGTTAAGGTCCTCGTCACTTCCTAAGATCTCGGTCGTGAGGACCCCAGAGAGGTACACCGACATCTTAGCGGCATGAGAGACGATCTCCTTCAGGGCGTCATGGTTCCCCAGCACCTCAGGGACGTTTTCCACTCGGCCCCTCAGGATATAGGAGACCGAGATCCCGGCGAAGTCCTCGGTAATCGGTCGGATGGACACCAGGACGACGTAATGGGGCCAGTGTTTCGAGTCCATCGCCGGGATTGACCGGCTACAATGGGAGGCTAAGATCTGTTGGGCGGTGTTGAGGAGCTTTGAGTACGTCGCGACGGTCCTAAGAACGTCTAAGACCTCCCCGTTAACGGTCTGGTAAAGCCAGAGCTGAGCCATCTTCTTAACCATGTCGGCGGGGTCTTCTGCCTCCATCGCTCGCCTTACCAGGTCCTCCTTAGTGGACCCATTGAAAAGGGGATCTGTAACCTCTCTGATCTGGTCCTCAAGATCCTCAGGGTTCCGGATAAGGTGAACGTCCGTATTTCCGTTCGCCTTCATCTCCTCGATGAGCCTCTCGGCGTCCTCTGGCGTGTCACAGGCTATCATCCTCACCAAACCAGCCTTAGCCATCCTCTCAAGGGCGGCGGCCCTGGCCTTTCGTTCATTTTCATCCATAATTAGGTTCCTTAAAGTCCGTTCTGGGGGTGACTTCGACCACCGTTATATTCCATGCAAGCTCTCTATTTAGATACTTTCCAAAGTGAGCCTGAAGGAAAGATCGCTTTTCGCCTACTTCATGCTGGAGTTCATGGATATTTATCTCGCCTTCATTATATGCCTTGAAAGCCAACACGAAGCGGGCGACTCTTCCATCATCCCATGAGTAGTAAGGGATGTTCGCGAAGACCTTTCTTACGTCGGCTTCGCAAGCCTCAGCATCAAAGGGTTTCATAGTAAGCCTCCACAGGGTTATAAGCGGTTATGAGTATTTATAAGTTGCGCATAACTACTTATAACTACTTATAACTCCATTACGCAAGACAGCTTAAAACCGCACATGTTACACTTTCGGCACGGCTTAAAAGTCGGTAGCTCTTCCTGGTCTTCGGTAACGGCGGCGAGGTACTTAGCAAACATGGTTTCCCCAACCCTCAGCTCTTCGGGCCTGATGGTCCTAAGAACGCCGTGCTTTAGGAAGGCATAGTAAACCTGATATGGCGTTTCGAGGTTTTGTATAAGTATGTCATGATAAAAATACGCCTGGACCGGGAAGGGCTTTACCTTTCCAAACTTCCAGTCTACTATTATCTGGCGGTCGTGGTCTATCAGGTCCATAATCCCGAAAATCGGGAAGCCCTGAAGGGTTCCATACATGCCGTGTTCAACCTCGATATTATCGGAGATCTTCAAGGTGTCCAGGACTTCAAGGTAGTTATCAAGCCACTTGCGGGGCAACAACGGCACGGTTCCATTTTCGAGGCTCTCGGCCACCCTCTCATGAAAGAGCTTCCCCATCCGGCCCCATCGGTTCCCTTGAGAAGGAGCCCCCTTATTATACCTGAGGTCGTGACTTCGAGGACACCACTCAAAGGCCCCAACCCGCGACGCCGAGATATAAAAATCGTCGTACTCTTCGCCTTCTTCATCCATCGGGTCTAAGTCGGTCGTCATAGGGTGAGTCTTTTAGATTCGATCAATATTTAAGCATGTTGCTATTATGAGTAGTCATAAGGTGTTATAAGCCGTTATGAGTAGTTATAAGCTATCGATAACTATAAATAGCCTCCTCGCCCTTAAGGGAAGTGGAGGCTTACGAGTGGATTCTAAAGACGACATCAAAGACGAGGACTCTAACCCTACAACTCTCCCCATCAAAAAAGGGACTCGAAAGATACTCTCTGAGCTGGCCTCTAAAAACCAGACTTACGACGACCTCCTTAACGAGATGGTCCGGGTATACGCACGTTGCATATGCCAACACCCCGAAGTTTTAGTTATAGACCTTAGAGCCGTTGGAGGTAACAAGAGAGAGTATGCTCATGGTATCGTAGATGAACATTTTGATTCTATGTGAGGTATAAAATATGGCTGCGAAAAACACCAGTAAAGGAAAAACCGGGATGACCATAGACGAACTAGCCCGGAAGATGAACGTACCGACTCCCTACTTAAGGCTGAAGATCGGGCGGTATGGAAAGGACCAGAAGGCCATCCTCGCCAGCATCCGGCGGGATATCGGAGCTATCGCTAAGATAGCTAAGGACCTGGAGATAGACAAGGGCGAAGCCCAAAAGCGTTTCTTTGAGCAACTCCTCTCATATCGAGACCAGTTTGACAACTGGAACGCACCCGTTACGCCTGAGGACCTGGTGATAGGAGGCTTCAAAAAGCTCCTCTCCAAACAGCTCTGCATCGAGAAACCAGTCCTCGCCCTCGTCTTGGACGTCGGAGAGCCCCGGAAAAGCTCCAGAAACTCAACCTTCAGGTGGATCAACCTCTTAGTTGAGAACGACATAGCCGGTGAGCCCTGGAAGATGGTAAGGGTAATCCACTGGGGCCAGCTCTCAAGCGGGATCACTTCGGGGTCCTCTGTCTTCGTCACCATCGAGGACCAGAGCGGGTTTAATACCTTAACCAATATCTCGAAGTCCTCCAGGGCGCTACCTGATGAGATCCCCGGCGACCCTAGAAGGAGGGTTATGAACCTCGCCAGTTCGTTAACCCTCACCTCCAGGGCCAAACAAGAGGGCCGGGATGACATGTCTTACGTCTTCGTTACCCTGCTGGCCGAGACTGAGCACGGTAGCGAGATCATCCAGGGGACCAGCGTGAAAACCGACCGCTGGCAAAACGCACCCCACGGCGTAGTCCTGGATACTCTCATCCTCGAAAAATCGGACAGCGGAAACAAAAGAAGCTACGTCCAGGACTGGCAGATCTCCCAGAACCAGGAAGCTATCCCTATGCCTTCTGATATCCCGGTGATCTTCGACCTCTCGCCTGAGTCCCTGGCTATGTACCTGGATGAGTGGGTTATCCTGGACGGCCTCGCCATCACCGTAACCGAGAAGGAGGGAGCTAACGGCAACTTCGACGTGATCGGCCTTCAGAGCTTCGAAACTGAATCAAGCGTAATCGTCAGGCATAACGCCTGGATTCAAGAGGGCTTGATTGAAGAGCGCGTAGGGATGCGATACTTCACGGTTCCCCGTATCCGGGTTCTTACCTTCCTCTCCACCTACGAGGTCAACGGTAAGACGAGGCTCAGCAGAAACGCCGTTGCCGTCTGGGGATACTCACCAGACGATGAGCCTGAAGAGGAGGGCGACTTCGAGGAGATCGATCTCTCAACCTTCGGAAGCCTTGAGGTCTCCGACGTGATCGACGTAGAGGGCGAGGACCTGGACGTCCTCGATGCTGAGGACGAAGAGACCGAAGAAGACGAGGAGCGCCGGGAAGCCCTGGCCAACGCCGACGAGGACGCCGACGAGGTAGCCAGCGACCTACAAGAGGCTGAGGAGACCGCCGAAGAAGTCGAAGAGGAGGCCCCTGAGGAGGTCGAAGAGGTCGCCGAGGAAGAGGAGGAGACCACCGAGGAAGCCGAGGAGGAGACCGCCGAGGAGGGCGACGACTTCGAGGGCCTGGAAGAGGTAGAAATCACTGACGAGGTGGAGGCGGCCCCGAAGGAGGAGGCTCCCAGAAAGAGGATGAGCGTAAAAGAGTATGCAGCGGCAAAGGCAAAGGAGAGAGGAAAGGAGACCCCTAAGAAGGAGGCCCCGAAGAAGAGAGGCGGGGACGATAAGGTCGATCCCCCTGTAACCAACATGACGCCCAACGCGAAGAAGGCGGAAGAGGCCCCGGAAGAGGAGCTTGATAACCTGGGGAGGCCATACCCCAAAATCGAAAACAAGCTCCCTAAGTTCATCACCGGCGGCGATAAGAAGGGAGGTGAGGCGAAGCCCAAAAGCGGAAAGGGCGCGGGTCCGGCTACGGGTAAGGGGGTAAGCCCTGAGGAGCTGAAGAGAGTCAGGGAGCTTAAAGCTCAGCTGGCAGGGAAGGGCAAAGGAGGAGCGGCTAACCCATTGTTGCTATAGCCCTCCCCAACCTCCTTTTACCTTTTTTATCACAAGCGTTAATTAAAGCCTTATTATGGGAGGCTTAGCATGAAATTAAAAGAGCTTAAACGGCTAGGAGCCGACATAAGGACTTGTGAGCAATGCCATAAGGACGGCCTGAAGGGCTACGTCGTCGGCGAGATCACGGGGAATAACCCGCCTATCCTCTTCGTAGGGGAGGCCCCCGGTTCCGTTGAGATGGAGCAATTACGGCCCTTCGTCGGCCCGTCTGGCGTCCTCTTGAGGCGGATTCTTTCCGAGATAGGGATCACCGAGTACTCTCTTATCAACGTCCTCAAGTGCAGACCACCCAACAACGCGACGCCCTCGAAGTCTCAGATTCACGCCTGTCTAGGGTATCTCCACCAGCAGATAGCCCTTATAGAGCCGTCGATCATCATAGCCCTGGGAGCCACCGCCACAGAGGCCCTTACCCTGCTGGAGATGGAGGAGGGCAAAGACTTCTTCCGGGTCTATCATCCGGCTTACGTCCTTAGACATGGGGCGACGGTGGACGAATACCGGACTCAGTTGAGGCGGGCCATAGATAAGGCTGTGGAGGTCATCCTCAACCCCCTGGAGATCGGGGATGCTGATAACCAGGTCCCTCAATTACATTGCCATAGTGACTACTCGATAGGCGACGGCATTAGGACCCCTGGGGAGATGGCCCTTCAGGCTTCAGCTCAAAAAATCCCGGCCATGGCCCTAACGGATCACGGCACCCTAGCGGGTGTCTATGACTGGATGGACGCCTGTAAAACCTATCAGGTTAACGGGATCGTAGGTTATGAAGGGTACGTAAGGCCAACCGACGAGGATAACGCTTACAGGGTGGCCCTAAAGGTGAAGAAGTCCAGGGAGAAGCCTCCGGCAAAGATGAAATGGATAGCCGAGGCGGAACTCGAAGGCCCCGAAACTTCCATCGCTATATCCCTGATCATAGGCGACGTGAAGGGTAAAGACGCCCTCACGAAGTCACAGGCCGAAAGGAAAATGATCACCCTGGCCCGTCAGCGTATCGCCTCCGAAGACGTCCAAGAGTGGATGAGAATCAACGGATACAGTAAAATCCTCACCGGGGACCACTCCAGCGGCCACCATATTTGTCTGTGGGTGAAAAATCAAAAGGGATGGGAGAACCTCGTAGGGCTCCATAATCGAGCCGTCACAGAGCGATTTTATCGACATCCCATTATGACTCTCGAAGACATCGACACCCATCACGAAGGGTTAGCCATCGGCTCGGCTTGCATAGGCGGGATAGTGGCGAGGGTCTGGGAGGAGGACGGCACCGACGAGGCTTATAGACTCCTCAAGTGGATCAAATCGAGAGGCTGGGATTTTTCCATGGAGGTTATGCCCCATCCTGAAGTTGTAGGCCAGAAGGCTTACAACGTATGGGTCTATAACGTCGGGAAGGAGCTAGACATCCCGGTTATCATCACCTGCGATGCTCACTATTCGAGGCCCTCCCAGAAGGAGGCGAAGATCAACGCTTCGGCGATCTTCAGGCGAAATAAGGAGCCCTCTGAAGAGTACTTCCCCGGCAACACCTATCATAACCAGACGAGAGAGGAGATCTATGAGAACCTCTCGGAGTTCACGCGGGATCAAGTAGACGAGATGATACAGGCCACTTTTGACCTTTCGGAACGTCTTTATGGCTTTAATCTGCCTAAAACGTACCCCCAACCCTCCTATGCTCTGGATCATCTCTATAACTTCCAAGAACTCGCCGAGAAGCTATATAACGAATTTTTGGACGCTGAAGGCGAAAAATACAAGATGAAACAGCTCGAAGAGCTTAATCATCGGTTCATTCTGGAATTAGACCGTATAGAGGCGGCTGGCTTCGAGTGGGTGTACTTAACGGTCTACGAAATGATCAAGAGGGCAAAAGAGGCCGGGATCATCGTAGGGCCTGGGAGAGGGTCCGGTGGGGGCTCCCTGATCGCCTATGTGATGGGGATTACCTCAGTTAACCCCTATGATCTTAACCTCAGCTTCGACCGTTTCCTCCCAGAGGGACGCCAGGACCCCCCAGATTTTGATATCGACTTTGAGCATGACCGCCGGGGCGAGGCCGTCGATATCCTCGTTAACCTCCTCAGGGAGGCCAGCGGCGAGCCTATCCAGGCCGCTCATATAAGCAATTACAACAGGTGGAAGGACCGATCTTCTGTAAATGATGCCTGTTGGCTGTATGGAGCATCCCCGGACGACCTCCGAGAGGGACACCTCAACCCCGACGAGAGCGCCCCGATCTATGCCCTTGTGGACGACCTCACGGGCCACATCCGAAACAAGAGCCAACACGCGGCGGGTGTTATCGCTATGCCTAACCTCTTCGAGCTTCTCCCTCTCACGATCTCGATGCGGCAAAACATGACGTCGATAGAGTTTGATAAGAAGCTCATCGAAAACCTAGGGCTGGTAAAATTCGACCTTCTCGGCGTGACGTCCTTAGACGTCGTGGCGGCGGTCTGTGGGGGAATCGACGGCTACAACTACGTCCTGGGGGAGATATCCCGGATCGTCCGAGAGGGCGGATGGGAGGAGAAGGCTCTCCTTACCATGATAAAGGAGAACCCCCTAGGGATCTTCCAGTTTGACACCGAGGCCGGGGCTAGGGCTATCGAGGAGCTGGACCCCCAGAGCTTCGAGGAGCTGGTTCATATCGTCGCCCTGAATAGGCCAGGGCCTCGAAAGTCCGGGCTCATCGACCTCTACAAGCGGCGGAAGGCTGGCGAGCCCTACGAGGCTCTGACGGGGACCGAGAATACGCACGGCTGTATTATCTTTCAAGAGCAGGTCCTCAAGCTCCTCACTGACGTCTTAGGCATGACTCCATCGGAAGCCGATCAAGGGCGGCGGGCCATCTCGAAGAAGAAGCTGGATAAGATGCAAGCCCTTGAGGAGCGGCTTAGCGTGCAGCTCTCCAACCCGGATCTAAAGAAGCTCTGGGATGAAATCATAAACTGGGCTGGCTACGGGCTCAACAGGTCTCACGCCGTATGTTACGCCTGGCTCTCGATGGTGACGGCCTACCTCAAGCTCTACGAGACGAGCGCCTTCTATGCCGCTCTCCTCAACCGAGAACCGGACTCTATGAAACAGAGGGATATCCTCAGAGAGGCGAAGCGGCTTAACATAACGGTGATCCCTCCGAGAGTCTCGGAGGGGGATATCCCGCCCCTAAAATGCAGAGGGAGCGGTGATATCCTGGAACTAGGGCTCACAACCATCAAGGGCATAGGCGACACCACCGGCCTTAAGCTCATCGAGAAACTCGAAAGTGGAGCCCCTCTAACCAAGGCGAAAAAGGCTCTCCTTACCGCCGCCGGGTGCTTTGGCGGCCAGGTCCCCATAGAGAACTACGGACTCATCCCATCGGCCAACTACGATATGCGATTTATAGACCACAGGATGAACTCTAAAGCACCTCACGCCCTGGATGAACTCGCCAGCCTTCAGGAAGGGCAATACGGGGCGTGCCGAGGGATCATTTCGCTTGTGAAGGGTAAGGGGGTTTACTTCGAGGATAATTCTAAGGTCGTTAGAGTCAGAACAAAGGCTTTAGAACTGGTTAACGGCTCTGTATCTGATGCTATCGTATTTCGAGGGCAAAACGACCAATATTATCTCCTCTTTACCTCCCATAGCACCGGGAAGCCCCTTAGAAAGGATGAGTACCGTATCGGATGGTTAGCCGGGCCTACACTCTCGAAGAGCGGGAACTACTATTATCGGGTGATCGCCTTCAATCCCTCTGACGGGGCCTATGAGTGTATTATCATGGGAGATGAGCGGGTAATCCTTCGATGGGGCCAGGTTATAGACCGGGTTAAGTTCTCAGGCGATAAGGTCTTCCTGAGGTTCGGCGAGGACGATCTCAAGATAAGGGACATCTTTAAAGGCCAGTCCCCGGCGGCCCTGGTGGAGGCTTACGCCATGGAGGACGACGTAGAGGTTAGAGTCGAAGAGGCGAAGCTCTCATCGGCGACACCTGAGGAGGACGACGAGGGCGCAACCTGCGAAGAGGAGGAGACTCAAGAGCCCGAAGTTGAAAAAGGAGAGTAACTATGGACGAAAGCTTGAAAGAAACAATAGGGAGGTGGATATCCAAGGCCCTTTATAAAATAGGGCTCTTGGACGCCACCCTCTCTTATACCCTGGAGTGCTGTGAATGTTGCCGGGCCTTCCCGGAAAACCTGAAGTATATTCCATGTGACGAGGCCCTTCATGCAGACCCCTTAATCGACTACTGGGATGGCCCCTATTGCCCCGTCTGTGGCCCGAAGAAAGAGGCCCGGATTCTCAGGCTTGAGACAGCTCATAAGCTTAATCGGTCTTCCCTAAGAAAGGACTTCACCTCTTCCTATCGCTTTCCTCCAGATGGGAAAATTACCGTTGGGCTCCCTGGACCTGAGGAGGGCGAGAGCGGGCGGGCTCGTATCGACTACGAGGAGGAGCGATGAAGCCAGTTCGCGACGCCTCCCAGATCGGCATTAAGGAGAAAGGGCTCTCTTCCAAGTACATAGACCACATACGGCCTATGGGTTTTAGAGTCATGTCCAAGCTGGTTTATGACTCAGGAACAGGCAGGCCCGCCACATTTGAGCGGGTTGAGCTGGTGGATAATGGCCGGGTGTACCTCGTCGCTAAGCACCTGGTCATAAAGAACCCTTCAAGCGAAAAGCTTAAAACCACAGGGCCTAAGTAAGGGGTGTCCTCTCCTGGGGACACGGGGAGGCTCAGGGTTCCGTTAGCCGGTATCGCCCCCTAAGCCTCCCTACTTGTACCCCTACATTCTAATCACTCTGTCAGTGATCCGGGCGGGATCGGTGGCCCTTTGTCATAGGGCCGGGCCTTCGTCAAAGGCCAACCGAAAAGATAGGAGGTCGTCGGGTCTTAAGCCCGACGGCTTACCAATCGCCTTTTATACCATCTTCGCCAATAATGGTTTTGTACTACGCTATCCATCGCCGCGACAGGCGAGCCACCCCTTCATAGTGGGGGTGGTCTCCGTTGGAGGTGCTCAACATGCCTTTAAGATCCATACCCGAATCCGAAAAACCAGCACCGGCTGACACCTTCGCTTTTACCTTCCCCGAAGGAAACTTCGCCGACTGGCTCGATAGGTCAAATTTGAATAAACACGGCCTGCGAACCCTGGAGCACGTCTTAAACAGGCAATTAAATAACAAGGCTAGATAATAATACTATTTTCCGTCCTCTTTGACAGAAACTAACCCTCGAAACTTCGAGCCTTACCCTCTGTGGAGGCCCTGAGAAATTAAGGCTCGAAGTTTCGAGGGTTAATTTCTGTGGAGGCCCTGAGAAACTAACCCTCGAAACTTCGAGCCTTACCCTCTGTGGAGGCCTTGAGAAACTAACCCTCGAAACTTCGAGCCTTACCCTCTGTGGAGGCCCTGAGAAATTAGGGCTCGAAACTTCGAGCCTTACCCTCTGTGGAGGCCTTGAGAAATTAGGGATCGAAGTTTCAAGGGTTAATTTCTGTGAGGTCCCTGAGAAATTAGGGCTCGAAGTTTCAAGGGTTAATTTCTGTCGGGGCTCGGCTTAAATAAGATCGATTCTAGTTTAGGTTATTTTTATAACGTATTGACAGAAAATAACCGCTATTAAATCCGGGCTTATTTTCTCTCTCGTTTTAAAGAAAGTAATCGCATTTATATTGCTCATTATATCTACGATTGCCAAACAGAAACTAAACAAGACTATATAAGCCCTTATATCTGTCGATATGCCTCAGATTATAAGACCGCTTATAAGCTGCCTTCCGGACTCTCTCCTCCTATTAGGAGACTATCGATATAACCAACCTTGTATTAATATGTCGCCTGATATCGATTTTTCGTTTTCACGTTTTACGGCCAAAAGATAGGGGTTTACCCGGCATCGAAAAACCCCCAGAGGTCGAAAAAAGGGCCTTATACCCCAACAGAAGCCTTAAATAGCTTCACCCGATATAAGCATATGGAGGCTTTCAATGGTTGAACAAAGCCGTTTAAAGGTAGCTCCATCGATGACGTCGAAACAACTTCAGATGGTGGAGAGCCTTATAGAGCACTGGCGAGAGTTGGCCGCTTCCTTCGAGCTGGCCCTTAGGCCGTCCGGAACCCTTCTTTTGAAGGTGAACACCATCAAGCAAGTTGGATGGGTCCACTACAACGTAGACAGGGAGGGCAACGTCGTGAAGGTGTCCACCACCTTCAAGGGCGACCTTGGAGACCGGGATAACGTCCTGATCAATATGACGATGGAGGACTCCATCAGGAAGCTAGACCTTGATGGTATCGATACAAACTACTGGAGCCGGACGACGATCAAACCACCGAAGAAGGAGAAAGATAACCCCCATCCGCCTTGTAACTGTCAACCTCCAGGTTGCCATTGCAGGGAGGAGACCGCCTTTGAAGGTCGGTTTACCTGTGGTGATAGGTCATGAACGAAAAGTTTAATCCCGATATCTGGCGGGATCTGGAGAGCAAGCAGAACACCCTTTTCGAGATCAAAGTTACGCCTAACAAGATGCAACACCTAAGGGACCTTTGTAAGGGGTACAGGTTCATGAGAATGGAGCCCCTATCTAAACGCGGATGGACCCATAACAGGAAGGTAAACCCCGCCTCTGGCCTTACTGAATGCACATCAACCCCACATACCGAAACGGGTCTCCTTTTAAAGATCCTGGAGCCTGAGGGGCTGGATGTACTTCAACACATCGAGAAGACGACTTCCGGACCCGATCCCATGTTAACCCTGCGGGTTCCTTTCGGGGCAAAACCTCACCAGGAAGCCGTTATCGATATGGAACTAGTCGGGGAGATCATCGATAAATGGACCCCTTATATAGACATCATAAAGGACGCCACCGAAGACGACATCGAGAAGCGGTACTCGGACCTTCCAAAGGTAGATCCTAGGGTGTCCTGGACGATCAGGGCCTATAAAGGCGGCCACTACGATCTAGTCCTTTCTGTGGCGGGGTTGCTGGCGAACTGTATCGCTACGTGGTCGATAGACTCCAGGGGCCAGGTCTGGCTTAAGGAGCAATTCTATGGAGGTGAATATTCTAGGGCTGCCTACGCCTCAAAGAAGTTGTACGAAGCCATAAGGATAAGGCTCAACGTTATGAAGTTCGTAAACGACGCCATCGAAGGAGAGAAGAAGAAAATCGACGCGGCCCGGAAGATCTACCTCGAAAACGAAAGCCACTGTCACTTTCCCCCGATGATCGATATCTCAGGCCCGGCGACGTACTACTTCACAGACACCCACATCTTCAACCTTCTACCTAACGTGAATCGGGATCTCATCCGAGACATCCTGAGAACGCTATCGGACCATGGATATGATACGGGCTTCGATATCACCAACATGCTACCGGAAGACGCGAAGGAAGAGAAGAACGTTCGCCCTCCCCTCGTCGCCACCTCTCAGCAAGCCGAAGGAGGGGAAGACGTAGAGGTAACATACCAGGTGCTCAGACCAATAAAGGAGGAAGACTTCAAGGCCCGCCTTATCCCGCCATCCCTCAACTATATGGTCCTGGCTGAGACCGCCTCCCTGGCCAACGACATAGCGGAAGAAGCCTACTTCATCGAAACCGATAACGCCAACCCCTCTTATCTGATCTTGAACGAAGCGACGCCGGTTTATCAGGCCGACAAACTCAGGGTTGCCATGTCGAAGGTCATCAATGATCTGGCTGGCCTTCCGCCCCTCGGCTTACCCCTCGATATCACGTCCTGGGAGATCCAAGACCGGATCTTTACCGATACCGGGCTCAGGTATCCCCTGGATATGATCCACATCGAGGCCATGGACCTCTACGAGAAACAGATCATAACCTACGTCTCGAAGACGACGGTGACGGACGAGCTTGAGCCGACTTCTTACCTCTTCGTCAGAGCCCCAAAACCTGACGACTTCGGGCGGCTTCCGGACGACACCAAAGTCTTTTATGAGCCTCAAAGAGAGGGAGCGGTCCTCTTCACGCCTAAGGGTACGTGATAGGTAGGGACGGCCTTATCATCTTCGGCGGGATCAAGTACGAACCCGGCGAGGTCTTCGAGACTGAAGAAGGATGGGGGACGCCGTAAGGCTCTTCCTCGTCCTTTGTGGAGCTAAAGCCCCTAAGAACCTAAAAGACACGGCGGCATAGGTGAGAACATGGCAGATAATTCAATAAGTCGATACATCCCCCAACAGTTCTATGACGACAGAGCGGCCTTCATAGCTACTAAATTCCAAGAAATAGGGGGCAACAACCCCAACGCAACGATAAGGGACTTCATCGACGAGATCGTAAAGCCCTTCTCGAATAACCCCAGGGAGATAGACGCCTTCACCCTCGGCTATATCTGTCGTCTGCTGGAGCATCAGAACACCATCGAGCGGGTAAGCAACATGGCCGAGACCCTCCAGGGCCTCCTTAACGGTTGCATCGATCACCTCGTCAATACTCCACAGTGTCAGGACGTACTTCACGCGGCGGCCCTAACGATCCTCCAGAAAGCCATAGAAGACGAGGCTCGAAAATGAACCCCCAGCACCAGGGCTATACAAAGCACCCGGTAGAGCTTCGAAAAGTGAAGGTCGAAAAAGATGAAGGCTCTCAGTTCCGCAACCGAGAGGTAGAGCTTCAGATCCCCGGAGAGGAGAAGCCTATAATCATCACGATCAGAGAGAGCGACCGGGTGATTCAAAAGCGGGCCGCTGAGAAGGAGATCCTCAGGCGAAAGAAGACGAGAGAGGGCCTCTTCTTCCTGGACCAGATGAACCCCCTTCAAGTCATGGAGGCTTACCTCAAACACGCTCTGATGATCGGAGGAAGACGAGACCAGCCCTCTCTTAAGGACGTCATCCGGGCCTACATGGCCGACTACGAGGGTAGGGAGGAGTTGGAGATCTTCCGGGATGGGATAGCCTTAGGGGTTTACCTCTCTACGGTCATGAGCCAGGGGCTCCTTCGAGAGCCTAAGCATGAGATAGAGGATGACGTCGGCACGGGCTCCCATCACCCTAGAAGTACCGTCCGGTGTCATGGAAAGCTTGACGATCCTTTCGAAGAGCTGGGGGGAGAGCTTTGAGACTTCCCAAACAGATAAAGAATAAGGTCGTCACTCACGCGGGCCAGCCTCCAACGGCTGACATTATGGAGGTCCTCCTCAAAAGCCACGACTGGAACCAGGACCCTCAAGGGATATGGAATATCACCTATAAGGGCGTCAACTACCGCCTGAATTTCGTCGTCTCATGGGGAAGCTACGCCTTCGCATCGACTAAGAACGCCAGCAACGAAGCCAGTATGTAAGGAGAAGATCACGATGGATGAAACCAGCAACCAGAAGAAGAAGGGAGGAGAGGTCGTCTCTATACGGTTCTCCCCTCACGCCTTGAGGAAAAAAGCGAAGTGCCTAGCCCCTCCAGACCAGAACATAAGGGTCTCTACGGCGGCGGAAATTCTCTTCAACGAATACCTTAACACCTTCACCGATGAAGTCGTTTCGGTAGCCATAACCCTAGTCCAGAATGACAAGAGGGTAACAATCCAGGAAAAGGACATACGGACGGCCATATTGCTTATCGGAGGAAAGCGATAAGGTCGCTCCCTATCTATTTTTTGCTGGCGTAAAAACGCTTAAATTCTCAGAGGCCCCAACTGAGGATTTACCTAAGAGGAGGCTATCATGGAGAGCTTACAAAGCTATCGCTGGAGGGTGTAAAAATGATAAGGGAGAGTCTAAGCAAAGTAATGAGCCATATGGTATATAAATCTATGCCAAATAGAGGCTTTTTAGGGGTGTAAAGCCATGGAAAGCCCTATTATACAGTGCTTATCAACTATCCATGGCTCAAGAAAGCCCTTTGAAATAAGGGTGATAACTCAAGGTGGCGCTACAAGCGGCTTTTTTAACGATCTTAAGGCGGCTGAGGCCGAAATCCTCAGGATGGACGCTAAAAACAGCGTCAAAGGAATTTATACAGTTTTGAACCCCTTCGATCCCGCTAAGCATCCCGTCACGAACCGGATAGACGGGAAGAGCGGCGGGGTGGATGACGACGAGGTAACGTCCTATCAATGGGTCCCTATAGACGTCGATCCTGTGAGGTACTCGGAGACCGGGGAGGAGATCAAAAAGCCCCTTAGCGCCACAGAGGGAGAGAGGGAGGAGGCCCGGCTCAAGGCCCTGGAGGTCAAAGAGTATCTGGCCACTCAGTTCAAGGCAACGCCTCTCTTGATCTCGTCGGGAAACGGCTATCAGCTCCTTTACCCCTGTAACTGGGGGGTGAAGGAAGGGAAGCCCGTAATGGTCGCCTTTTTGCGGGCCTTAAACGTGAAGTTCTCGGACCCCGGCGCGGTCATAGATACGAAGGTCTCTAACCCTTCGCGAATCTGGAAGGTCTGGGGAACCATGGCCCGGAAGGGTACGGATCACCCCTTAAGACCTTGGAGACGAGCGGATGGCCCTGAGGAGATCTCCCTAGACTACGGCGTCTCTATCGAGGACGTGAAAGCCTGCCTTCTCAATATGGGAGTCTCTATCCCTAAGGTAGAGACCGACGAGGAGAAGAAAGAGAAGGCAGCGAAGAGGAAGAGCTTAGGGAAACCAGTAGATAAACCTAAGAAAAAGAAGGAGCCCCTACTCGATATTTTCGGAGCTAAAGATGGAGAGTTCCCCTCTCCTCTGGAGATGGCCCGGCTACCTGGCGCTAAGGTCCTCCCTGGCGGTTTCGTCATCTTCGACGAACCCACCCCGGTAAAGACTCCCTTGAGACCCTGTTTTATGGAGATGATCCTCGAAGCCGAGAGGGAAGTCTCGGACGGCTTTGAGGTCTCATGGAGTCACAGCCTAAGGCTTGCGATCGCTAAGGATATGATCTTTCACGGGTGGAGCGACGAAGACGCCCTCCCTGTCTTCGAGAAGATGGCGAACTTCAACGAAGACGCCACCCTCTACCAGCTCAACAACCTCAGGGAGGGCCTAGGGGCCGACTGGTTCAAACCCTCGCCCTGTCGTCACCTGAGGGAAGGCAGCGACGAGGGGATGGAGCCCGCAAGGGAGCTTTCGGACGGCCTGAGATGTAAGGATTGCACCCTCCTCTTCGGCCCCAAACTCACGAAAGCCCAAATGCTCTATTCATGTGCTCAAATGCTCTTGAGTCAAAATAGCCTGGTGACGATAGAGGACACTGGGGAGATCCTCGCCTATGAGAGAGGGGTCTACCTTCGAAACGTTGAGGCCCTCCTCGTCAAAGACGCCCTCCATGTGCTCCAAGAGAAGGCTAACGGCCTGGGGAGAAATGAGATTTTGGGATTCATCCGGACAGAAACGACGGTGCCGCGAAGCGATTTTGATAAGTTCGGTGATGGGGTGATCAATCTTCAAAACGGCATATTGAACCTCGAAACTCGCGTTTTATCGCCCCATTCTCCAAAGCACTACTCGGTTAACCAGCTCCCCGTAACCTACGATCCTGAGGCTCAATGCCCTCAGTGGATAGCGTTTCTAAACGAGGTCCTGGCGAAGGAAGAGGAGAGGCTTTCTCTTCAAGAGTTTTTCGGCTACGTCTTTTTTGATGGCTATCCTATCCATAAGGCCCTTCTCATGATCGGAAGCGGTCGAAATGGTAAGGGTACGATAATGAGAATCTTAGGGGCCTTGATCGGTCCTGATAACTTCGAGTCCCTGGCCCTCCACCAATTAGAGGACCGCTTCATGGTGTCGTACCTCTGGGGGAAAATGGCCAATTTGGGCGGTGATATCCCCTCAACAAAGCTTCAAGATACCTCACGGTTCAAGGGCCTCACAGGCGGGGACGTCGTAAAATGTGACGTCAAACATAAAGGCGCTATCCAGCTCCAGAACCGGGCCAAAATGATCTTCTCGGCTAACAGGATACCGCGAACGGACGACGACGAGGCGGCCTTCATGGGGCGGTGGATCATCTTAGAGTTCCTAAGGACCTGGGAAGGAGCCGAAGATATCGGCCTTACGGATAGGCTGAAGGGCGAGCTTCCCGGTATCCTAAACTGGTCCATCGACGGCTATCATAGGCTCAAGACCAACGGCGCGTTTACCTTGGATCGGTCAGCCTCCCAGAATACAGAGCTTTGGGAGGACTACGTAGAGGCCCCCCAGGGAGTGAAAGACTTTGTGGATGAGTGCCTTATCGAGGACGTCAAAAACGAGATCCTCAAAGACGACCTCAAAGAAGCCTATACCATGTACTGTATGCGATGGGGTTACAAGGTCAATCATAGCGGCCTCTTTTCGTTGCTCAAAAGGATGGGTTACACCGAGTCGAAGAAGAGGGAAGGGAACAAAAGGATAAGGTACATTCGAAACCTTCGTTTTGCTATGAACCTCGAAGAGAGGCTTTCACCGTCTAAAGAATAATGACGGGTTAGCTTTTCGTTTTTTCGTTTTGCGGGGAAGAAGTGCTATTTTAGTAACTTATTTGTATGAAAACAAATAATCTATTGAAGTGAAATCGTATACGTTGATTGACTAACTCTTGTAAAATTACGGCTAAAGATCAAATGTAAAAATATCATGGTTGTAAGGGAGAAAATGAACAAAATTGATCATTTTATGTTTTGCTCAGTTGGACCGGTCCAGGGTGGTCCAGGGTGGTCCAGGTAAATGATTTTTGTATGTTGAGGCATGAATCGTTATGCGGAGGGCTTGAACATTAGGAGGCTTTGTTAGTGGTCCAGTGGTCCACCCTCCCTATTACAGCTTTAATTAGAGTTAAAGAAGTATAGAATAGGGGAAGAGTATAAAAAAGTATAGTCAGTATAGAGGTATACGCTGAAAAATGTAGACTATAATGGGGGATTTTCCAGTTGGACCAATATATAATAAATCGAGGTATAATTTATGTTGTTATTGATTCTTTTTCGAGAATAAATAAAAAAGGCCAAAAAAGGCGGTTGGACCACCTGGACCAAATGCCTGGACCAGAGGCGGCGCTTATCGATTCTTGGAGGCCAGTAACACCGGGTTTTATACAGTTGAGGGCCGGGATTCCCTCGCCACTCATGAAAATTGACGAATAGCCTTATAAGCTTCACTTGCAGAAGTGATAACCGCTATGTCGGACCCCATCATTTCCATAGCTGAAAGTAAGGAGCCATGGATAGCCTTAACCATCCTCCTTATCTTTTATATCATCAAGATTCAAAACGAGAAGCTGGGGATTATCTGTGAGAGGCTGGACGAAATGAGCCAGGATCAGGCAGTCCACAAGGTTGAAACTCAACATGCAGATAAAAACCTCCAGTCCCTCGTTAAAGCGGTCGTGGTGATGACGAAGGAGATCAGGGCATGGCGAGAGTTGGAGGCTAGGAGGTTAGGCTTCTCAGAAGGTTGGTCTTGTGCTCTTCACGATGACGAGGACTTAGACGCCCTACTCGATGGGATCGGAAAAGGAGGAGGTTAGGGGTCTATACCAGACCCCGATTCTTTTTTCTGTAAATATCAGGCTTCCTATTTGGGGCCTTTTTGATGATCTCCAAGAGGTGATCTATTTTGAAGGCTGGATATAAAGCACAATTGCCTACATAGTCAACCTCAAGATCATTCACCCCAAAGTCTATCCAGTTATGAATCCTGAGGCCCTTAGACTTCTTCGCTTGCCATTTCATGGAAGCGGCGGCCCTCTTCGTTGAGTAATAGTAGAGATGGACGGGGAAAGGCTCCTCCCCCCACCAGACCGTAACGTCGGTCTTCTCGTATTGGTCTTTGGCTAGGTCGTACTCTACCTTGATGAAGTGGCCAGAGTCTCGAAGCTGAAGGATGAAATCAAGCTCCCTTATATAAGCCTCCCAGTTTCTCATGAGCCTGGGAGCGAAGTTATTAGGGGCTATCGATCTCCTCGTCATTTCATCGCTCGATTTGGTTAAAAAGTACTTTACATAGCGGTGCTGAGTCGGAGGGTTCTTTTTACCATGGCATAGGCGATAAAAGGCTTCTGAGAAGCTTATAGTGCGAAGCTCTACGTTTTGGATGTGGTTTTTTATGTTATCTGGGGGTGTATATGGGTGTTTAACCAACCACCCCCTGATAGAGGAGCTTTCGAGTAATTCAAGGTTAGGAGTGAACGGCAAAGTAAACCACCTGGTATTATATACCCGATCAAGCTTTAAAAAGGTTTATGTAAGATACGGGATAAAATGAGTTTTCATAGAGGTTATTTTAGGGCCTAGACTGGTAAGTGAAATATTCTAGGAGGTTTATGAAAATGGATGATAAGAGAAAGAAAGTAGTGTCAAAACCTCCCCTTAAAAAGCGACAAATTGAGGGGTTAGCAAAGCGTAGAGTAGAGGAAATGGGGAGCGATACACCTAAAACGTATACAAAAAAGCCAATTGAGACCAACGGTTTAGCAGGTATCGTTTCAGCATATCCCGCTGAAGTCGGAGATAAACAGATAGCTATCGACCTCGCCACGAAAACTGGCCATGCTATAAACTTCAACACCGTGGGGGCCTTCCGCTCCAGGGCTAAGGACATCACGTATAGGATCGCATACCTTGAGGTCGATAGGGCCACCATCAGGTTCAAGCTGGAGAACCTGGCTAATAGCATCGAGACCCTCCTCTTAGAGAAAGATGGCCGCTCGCCGATCCCCAGGGACTCCCTACTTGTGGAGGACATCAAGGCGAGGAGTGAGGGGACGCGAACTTTGATCTCGGTCTACAAGATGACCTACGAGATGATCGGGGATGAGATCAAGAGGGAGAAGGAGCTTCTGGCCCTGGAGAGGGAGGCTGCGAAGGGCGGGGAGGAGGAGATCGTAGGGGTTGATGAAGTTGAGGAGCTGACACCTGAGGAGGAGGCGAAGAGAGAGAGGCTCAGGATCAGGAAGGGTAAGAACTTAGAGGAGCTGACAGAGCTTGAGGAGGCCCTTACATAGGGCCTCTACATACTTGTTTTCATTGAATACTATTCTTATGTAACTTATATATATATCATGTTTCGAGGATGGGTTACATAAGAAATCGGGGCCTTCATTATTATAAGGCAGTGCTATAATAATAAGCTCCTATTAGGAGGGCGATATTTATAAAGGTCTGTTATAAATCCGGGGCTCCTAATAGGAGGGCTGATTTAATAGGGGGCTCTTATGGAAGTGGACCTCCTATTAGGAGGGCGGGTTTAATTTGGTGGTCTTATAATAATGGGGCTCCTAATAGGAGGCTGATTAAAATAAGGGTGGGTTATGGGAGGGGACCTCCTAATAGGAGGCTGACTTTAATTATCACGTCTTATAATAATCAGCTCCTAATAGGAAGCCGACTTTAATTATCGAGTCTTATAATAAT